ATATTAGTTTATGCCAATTATTAGAAAGAATGACGTCGTTACAGAGCGTCCAGTGATTATTGTACTTTATGGTACTCCAGGTACCGGTAAGACATCTTTGGCTACTACAGCCAACAGTCCTTTACTCATCGACACCGACCGAGGCTTTGACCGTGCCGTTCAGCGTCCAGACATTGTTGTCACGGCTTCACGCTGGGAAGACATCTACAATGCAGAGGTTATCGGTTCCTATGTTGTTGAGGATGGCAAGCAGGTTTGGAAGCCAGGTTTGATCAGTGAGTGTAAGACCATCGTAGTAGACACAGCCAAGGCTATGCTCGATGACTATCTCAACGCTTTTGCTATTCAGCAAGACCCTAAGCTGGGAACTAACTCATTGAAGCGATATGGTGTGATGGGAGAATTGTTCAAGCAGTTTGTCGGCATTCTCCGTTCAAACAATTCAGACATCATCTTCATCTGTCACGACAAGGAGACACAGGAAGGAGATTACATCAAGCATTCTCCAGACTGTACAGGACAGAGCAAGGACTTGCTAATCCGTATTGCGGACCAGGTAGGTTACATCTGCAAGGAGAACGGCAATCGCGTCATCAAGTTCGAGCCACAGGACAATCGTGTTGGTAAGAATGTTGCAGACCTGCAGGACACTTGGATTCCAGCTTACGGAACAGAGGAGTTTGACACTTGCATGGCAGACATCATCAAGAAGGTGAAGAAAGCCATCGTGAATAAGTCAGATGCTCAGGCAAAGGCGCAGGAAGCCGTCGATGATGCCCGAAAGAAGCTTGCAGCCGTGGAGACTGTAGATGATGCAAATGCTCTCATCGAGGTTGCCCACGGATTGAACAAGATTCATCAGAAGGCATTCATGAATCAGATGATCAAGGAACTTGCTGTCAAAGGCATTGACTTTGACAAGAAGGGCAAGAAGTTCGTCAAGCACGAGGATGCAGCATGATGAAGCCTTTGATTAGAGTTACCCAGCTAGAGAGCTTCAGACGGTATATGTCTGACGAATATGCTTATGTTACAGAGCAGGACGTTATAGACAATATCACTAAGAAGTTTGAGGGCAACGATTACACAAGAATAGGAACTGCCTTTCACTCCATCGTGGAGACTGGCAGTCCCCATTGCTTCAAGGAGCCGGAAGGTGTTCGCCATTTCACCTATTATAAGAAAGATAAGACAGAACCCGTTCCAAAAGGAAGAAGGTTCGTCTTTGATGAAGGTGAAGCGATTCTCGACATTCCACAATGCAAGGTTGCTTTGAAATACAGGAATGAGCATCCTGGCGCCTTTCATGAGGTTCGTGAATACAAGGATTTCGGAGATGCCGTTGTCACGGGATGTGCCGATATGATTGACGGACTAGAGATAAGAGACATCAAGACTAAGTACGGACCGGTATCAGACAAAGACTATATAGACAGTTGCCAATGGCAGCTTTACCTAGAGTTGTTTGAAGCTGATGTGTTCCATTTTGACTTGTTTGTCTTTGAGGGCTACAATAAGGACAAGCACAAGGGTGACGTCAGAGGCCTTAAGCTTACTCCTTACGAGCCAGCAATCACTTGTTACAGATACCCAGGTATGGAAGACAAGAATCACGCGCTATTGCGAGACTTCCTCAAATGGGTAGAAATGAGAGAATTATTACCATATTTACCATTAACAGAATCAGATGGCTAATACAATGACAGGAAGGGTATTGCTCATCGGCAATGTCGAGGAAATACCCAGCAAGAGCGGTGGAGAGCCGTTCAAAAAGAGAGTTGTGGTTCTTAACTGTACACACTCAAACTTCGAAGAGGTGTATGAGAACTACCCAAGTTTTGAGTTCAGCGGAAAGCATGTAGATGATCCTGCTGATTTTGCAGTTGGCGAGATTGTTACTATATCTTTTGCTCTTCAAGGTACCAAGTATCAGAAGAGTGCAAATGACCCGGTAAAGTATTTCAATACCATTTCGGGTTACAAGATAGAAAAGTATCAGAGAGGTGGCCAGACGCAGCAGCAAGCTCCTCCACCACCGCAGCCGCAAGGAGTTCAGTCACCGGCACCGCAGCCGGGCAAAGATGATGATTTGCCATTCTAGTTATGATTTTCAATCTCAACAATGACAAGGACAGGGCAGACTACAAGGACTATTGCAATGGCCTTTACATGGATGCCCTGAAAAGCGGAAAGGGTTTTATCGTGGAGGTGAAGAAAAAGCACCGTCCACGTTCCCTCGCCCAAAACAGCTATCTGCATGTGTGCCTTCAGTATTTCGCATCAGAGTTCGGCTACGATGAAGAATATGTGAAGTATAACATTTTCAAGCAGATAGTGAACAGAGAAATCTTTGCGAAGCAGAGAACAAATAGAAGAGGACAGCCTGTAACTTATTGGAGAAGCACGGCTGACCTTGACACAAAAGAATTAACAGACGCTATTGAGAAGTTTCGGAACTATTCAAGTATGGTTGCAGGGTTGTATATACCCGAGCCTAATGAAGAAGCAGCCTTGCTTGAAGCTCAGAAACAGATAGCATTATATGAAAAGTATTTATAATTATGAAATCAGATTTGAAAAATTATGTTCCTGAGAACATTGAGTTTGTATTGGAGGAAGGTGTAAAAGACATGTTCCCAATGGAGTTGGACTTCCTTGCTTTGACCGAGGAGAACCTTTGCGGAGAGAAGCCTTTGAAGAATAAGGCAGACATCCTTAAGTTTGTCGGAAAGCACTTCACGGCGACCTTCCCTGACAATGAGTTGGTTACACGTTTCCTCGATGAGTTCGAGAAGAAGAACATCAGAGAGGAGTATTGCACACTCGAAGAGAACGTGGTGCCAGCTCGCAAGCTGGAGTTGGAGGAGGCTTTGGAAAAAGCCAAGAAGATGAAGAAGGATGCAGAAGAGGCTTATGCTTCTGTCCTTATGGAAGTAGCCAAGTACGCCGCTGAGGTGCGCCAGGGAACTGTTGATATGCGTCTTAAGTCGAAGAACGTGTTCTGTATTGCATTGGCAGGTTACTATCTCGTATATAATTGGGATGCAAATACCGAGAAGTTCTTACTTGCAAAGGCTTATGCTATCCCGGACCGTTCTGAGATTTGGGCAAATGAGGTCAAGAATCGTGAGAGCATGAAAGAGGTCTTCGGATTGGAGTTCCCAGAAGAGGAGCAGCCAAAAGAAGAAGCTCAGCCAGAGCAGTCTTCAGATGATGACGATGATGAATTACCATTCGGCGAGTAATGAAGTACACTCTTAGAAATTATCAAAAGCAAGCTAGTGATGCAGCCGTAAGGCTGTTCACTAGCAAGGATGACAAGAACGGATTGGTTATCCTGCCTACGGGTGCAGGAAAGAGCTTGGTGATAGCAGATATCGCCTCTCGTCTGGAAGGGCCGCTGTTAGTATTTCAACCTAGTAAGGAAATTCTTCAGCAGAACTTTGCCAAGCTGCAAAGCTATGGAATCTTCGATTGCGGTTGCTATAGTGCCTCTGTAGGGTGTAAGGATATAAACAGAATAACCTTTGCCACCATCGGAAGCGTAATGAACCATATGTCAGACTTCGATTGTTTCAAGAACATCATAATTGACGAATGTCATTACGTAAACTCTAAAGCTGGGCAGTACAAGGAGTTCATAGAAGCGAAGAACAGACAGGTTGTTGGATTAACAGCCACGCCATACCGTCTTGATCGTGCTGAAGGAGGTTCCATCTTGAAGTTCCTCACGAGAGTAAGACCTAGAATATTTTCAAAGGTCATCTATTGTTGCCAGATTGGAGAGCTGCTTTCCAAAGGCTATCTCGCAGACTTGCATTATTATGATTTGACAGAATTGGATTTAAGAAGAGTCAGAAGCAATTCCACCGGTGCAGATTATGATGAAAGAAGTCTCCTCGCAGAGTATGAGCGTAGTGGATTCTACGATAAGTTATCAAACACAGTAGTCAAGGTTCTGCAGCCTAAAAGCGGCATTCCCAGAAAGGGAGTACTTGTATTTACCGCTTTCACAAGGGAGGCCAGGCAGTTGGTTGATAAGCTTCAATCACTCGGAGTCAATGCCGCCATCGTGACAGGAGAGACACCTAAAAAGGAGCGTGAAGCCATTCTCGAAGGATTCAAGAGGAGAGAAATAAAGGTTGTTGCCAATATAGGTGTACTGACTACGGGATTCGACTACCCTGCCCTAGACACCGTTGTTTTGGCACGCCCGACGAAATCTCTTGGACTCTACTACCAGATGGTAGGCCGCGCTATCAGACCTTTTGAAGGAAAGGACGGGTGGATAGTTGACTTGTCGGGAAACTATAGCCGGTTCGGAAATGTCGCAGACCTCTTTATTAGCAGACCTCCAGGAACCACGAAATGGGCGGTGTATTCCAGAGGAACACAATTAACTAATGTCGTACTAAGATGAGCGTTCTAAATGAGCTTATTGAATATAAGCAAAGAGATTCCGCATTAGGAACTGAGTATTTAACTCTCTGTCCGCATTGCAGAAAGGGAGTATTTACACAAGAACCAATTTATGTAGGAAGTTTAGCTTGCCGTTTATGTGTTGATTTTGCGAACATGACGGACAAATATGTTACATGTAAATTCAAAAGAAATGTTTCCAATTTATAAGAAAAAGAAGAAATCTCCTTCTGCTCCCAAAAAGAGAAAGAAGAGTAAGCCTGATTTAGTCAAGAGACTAGACAAGGTGTTTGCATTGTATATACGTCTGAGAGACTGCATGCCAAGCGGCATGGGACAATGTATCAGCTGCGGAAAGATAAAGCCGTACCGAGAGCTTGATTGCGGTCATTTCTTCGGACGTTCCAACATGGCCACCAGATTTGATGAAGATAACTGCAATGCAGAATGTATCGGGTGTAACAGAGTGAAGTCAGACCATCTTATATACTACCAGGAGAATCTGATAAAGAAGATTGGTGTTTCCCGATTTTCTACCCTGCGAGAGCGTGCTCACTCCATCAAGAAATGGGATGACGATGAGTTGGAGAAAATGATTAAGTATTATACTAATGAAGTAAAGAGACTGAGTTATGAGAAAGGTATCACCGTTAATCTGTAAAAAATATAAGTCCCCAGTGTTTCACAACACCGAGGACTTGAACCAATTAAAATCCTATAAAGATTATACTTCAAAGGGATTTGTTTGCAAAGGTAATGAATTATTTTCAAATTGCCAAATAAATCCCAATAAAAAAAGCCTGCTCGCCAGCAGGCTAAAGAGAAACCCATACAATATTCTTTTACAGAATATAATGGAAAAAACTTACTGCAAAAGTACTAAAAAAAAATGAGATAACCAAATATATATCTAAATATATTTTGGTATTTTTGAATATTTAAGTTAATTCTTTTGCATATATCAGATAAAATTCGTAATTTTGCATTAAGGAGAAACAATATAGTTATAAATAAAATATTATACAATATGGAAGAGACAGAATTTCTTAGAGATTTTGAAGGAATCAAGGACTACAGAACGTTCTTGGTAGGCTTGGACAAACAGTTCAAGTCGGCAGGTGTGTTGTATCGTGAGTTTAAGATTTTGTAGGGGATGGCTTTTATCGCTTTAAAGATTAGCCCTTCTATCCACAATTTTATCTCTAAGCAGCAAAGTGCTGTTTACAGTAAGTTACAGACAGAAGTTGACTCCCTGGCAAATAGTATAAAGCGAGGTAAGATATGCTTCATTAAGAACGAGGACTTGAACCAATAAGATTATGAAATATAATTGCATCAGAAATAGTGATTCTCCAGAAGTAATGAGAGCAAGGGTGAAGCACGGCATAGCTGCCTACGGCATCTACGTTGCTCTTATGCAACTATTGGAGGAAGACGAGGATCATAAGCTGTCAAAGGATTATTCTATGATAGCTTATGAGATGCGTGTTGATGTTTCCGTGGTGCAATCTGTAGTTGAGGATTTCGATTTATTTGAGGTTGAGGAAGAATATTTCTATTCTAAAGAACTTTCAGACACTATCGAGCAGGCAAGAAAAGTCAGCGAAGCTAGAGCTAGAGCCGGTCGTGCAGGTGGTGCAGCAAAGGCTAGAAATTTCGTAGCAAATGCTAAGGAATCTTCTAGCAAATGCCAAGCAAATGCTACAAATTCTCTAGCAAATGCCACAAATTCTCTGGCAAATGCTACAGATATTCTAGCAAATGCTAGCGAATCTCTAGCAAATGCTAAGCAAATGCCAGAGTCCAAAGAAAGTTCCCCAAACCCTTCAAAGAATATATATTCCGTTCCTACGGAACGGGAAGATAATATAAAATTATCTTCTCCTTCTAGCGCGCACACGAGGAAATCGAAACCGAAAGAGTTTACCATCTGCCACAAGGGACGGCAAATATTCGAGAAGTATTACCAAGAACTCTATGACTCTGCCTATTATTGGCAACCCAAGGATGCAAAGGCTATGAACTCTATCCTAAAGAAGATTTCTTTTGCTAGAAGTCACAAAACAGTGCCGCTTCCGATAGATGACGAGAGCTTGCTTAAGGCATTGGAAGAGTTTCTGCGTCGTATCGACAAGACTTGGATAATGAACAATTTTTCGGTTAACAAAATTGATTCTCAATACAACGAGATAGTATCAGAAATGAAAAATCATAGACAAAACGTAACAGACAATGGAAACAATACAAAGACAGGATGGAAAGCTCCAGACCACAAAGACACATCAGCGTATCGGTCGGGGTTTGGAGTTGCCGTTGGAAAATAGAGAAGTCAAGAACTTTCTTTACTATGCCTACAAACGAGAGGTAGAGAAAAGAAAAAGAACGTTCGTCTTCACTGACGAGCTAAAGGAAGCAATATCGAAAGTCGGGGATTTTCTTACTACAGAGACAAACTTTTACGGGCTGTTTATGCCCGGCAGTATTGGAAACGGCAAGACTACAATGTTAAAGGCTATTCGAGATTTGCTAGTTCATCTTGTGGACTCAAACAAGATTAGCTATTGCGAGGGTGACAAATATCCGCGATTCGTCAAGGCTAGAGATATGGCTTACATGATACACGAAGACATAAACGAGTTCAGAGCAATCATGAACACTAAGTTTCTCTTGATTGACGATTTGGGTGCTGAGCCAACGGAGATAGTCACTTACGGAATGCACTACAAGCCGTTTGACGAGTTGTTGGACTATCGCTATGAGCAGATGCTGCCCACGATTATCAGTTCAAACCTAACGGCCATTGATATCGGACAGAAGTACGATGACCCAAGAATTGTAGATAGAATGCACGAAATGTTTGATATTTTAAGTTTTGAGGAGGTATCGTTCAGATGAGTTTAGAACAATCACCATATCAGAATCAGCCATTAGTGAATGACCCAAAGGCTGAGCAGTATGTTATCGGAAGTCTTCTTGTTGATCCTACCGCATACACTCTAGTAAGCCAGTATCTAGATGAAGACTGTTTTTACGACCCCATGTGTAGGGATATATGGAAGGCTGTTGATAATATGGGAAAGCAAGGTATGCCGATAGATGTCATATCTGTTTCTGCCGAGCTCAGTAAGCAGAAGTCGAATGTAACAGCATTGGACTTGATGAACATTTCGGCACAGATTGCATCATCTGCACATGTAGAATATCACGCCATCAGATTGCAGGACCTTGGTAGAAGAAGAAAACTCTGGGTTGTCGGGCAGCAGCTTTCCAAGGTTGGATTATCGGAAGAGATTCTGACCGCAGATGCTCACCAAGAGGCTATAGAGAGTATCGGAGGAGTATTTGAGAAAGCAGATGGAGTGTTCACGCTCGATGATGCAATGAATAGTCTAAACGAGATAATGGTTAAGAATGCCACCGTTGGAGGTGTCACGACAGGAACCAAGACCGGTATGGAGAGATTCGATGAAAAGGGAGGTCTGCAGAAGTCTGACTTGATTATCGTAGCCGGTGAAACTTCTCAGGGAAAGACGAGCCTCGCACTTTGTATGACAAGACACGCCATCGAGAACGGAGCAAAGGTTGCTTTCTACTCTATGGAAATGACGAAGGAGCAGCTTACTGCACGTCTGCTTTCTGCCAAGACGAACATCCCGGCCAACAATATCCTCTATTCGGGCAGTCTGGCGCCAAGCGAGATAAGGATGATTGATGATGCTAGAGGAAAGTTGCCCGGAGAGAATTTATTCTTTGATGACAAGAGCACGTCAAATATAGATTCTATTCTTCTTTCCATCCGAATGCTTAAGATGCAGAAGGACATAGACGGAGCCGTAGTTGATTACTTGCAGATTCTTAACGTAAACTCCAGGAGTACGAGTTTCAGCAGGGAGCAGGCTATGGGTGATGCCGCACGAAGATTCAAGAACCTTGCAAAGGAACTGAACATATGGATCATCGCCCTAAGTCAGTTGTCTAGAGATAGTAACTGCCCAGAGCCGAATCTGAACCGACTGCGCGATAGTGGACAGATAGGAGAAGCTGCCGATGTTGTCATCCTAGTCTATCGAGCAGAGTATTACAACAGAGCGTACCCTGCCCCATTTGATAACAAGGACGATTATCCTACTGACGGAACGGCTATGATAGACGTTGCCAAGGGACGTAATATCGGAACGTTCAAATTCTTTATGGGATTCAACAAAAATACGACAAATTTTTTCAAGACGAATTTAATCAACGAAGATGTACAGGTGCCTTTCGAAAAGCCAGAAGAAGCAGATGCACCATTCTGATAATCAGATAGTTATAAAGCACTACGATTTAGTATTTTTAACTAAAATAATCATTAGTATATTTGCATATATCAGAAAATTTTCGTACCTTTGCATATAGATAAAGGTAGTACTTTTGACTATTCAAAGCCTACCTTGCAAGTTGAACCAATTAAAATTATAAAGATTATGAATACAAAAGTAAACTCGCTTAATGAAAAGCAAAGAAAGATGTGGGAAATGATTCGAGTAGAATTGAATTATGAAGACACGGATGAAGACTTCAACGAATTTAAGGATGAAGCTGAAGGTCTGCTTGCAGACGATGAGGAAGATTTCTATGCTACATACAACTGTATGAATGGCATCGATGCTTCTGATGTGCTAGACCTCATTTACGCATAATAATCATTAATAATTCGAAGGCTATGGAAGAATCTTTATCTGAGTACATGCTTCGCAGATTTTGTTCTGCTTATCCAACGGTTCCAATTTCGCTTTCAAAAGTCAAGGCTTATCTTGATACAGTTGATGATTGGAGAGAATTGGACGATAGCCATTTGGCGTTATTATACAATTTTAATCTTAAAAAATAGAAAGGGAATAATTATGAGAAATTCAAATTTCAATCTTATCAAGTCTTTGGGCTATGTTGTAGTGTTGGTAAGTATGGCTTCGCACTCTGTACCGCACGAATATTGGCAAAACACAGAAGACGGACTTCTGTATGGTCATGTTGGTGACAGTGAAGAAGAACACAAACTTTTAATGATGGAAGGTGCTGTATGAAATATTGTATCGAAAGAATTTGCCCCACAGGTGATGTTTCCGAAGAGTTTGGAGACTACTCCGATGAAAAGGAAGCTAACAGAAACGCAGAGCTACTAAACATGGTAGATCCATTTAATAACTATAAAGTAAAGAAAGAAGCATGAAATACCAAGAGTTCAAGAAAAAGCAGCAGGATGAGTTTGGCAAGCTGCCAATGAAGGCTGCATTTGGAGACAAGCAGTTTAAGGAAATGATGGCTGAATGGGGGCTTACCACAAGTAAGGAAGACCTGGAAAAGATATGTTCCATCGGTGCCGGTGCTTATTGCCTCAAAAAGGATTACCACTTATTTCTGGTATTCGGTGAGCGTTCCGTTAAGGAATCAGAGGAGTTTCTGAGCAGCGATGAGAATTTGGTGGATGCCTTGAAATATGAATTTGGCAATCATGAGTGTGGCCTTACCTTTGAGTTTGAAAATGGTATCATCGCTTTGGGATATACCGTTAAGGAGTTTCTTTTAGATGACAGAAAGAAGAAGCTTTTTGTAAAGGCACGTAAGGAATACATTAATAGTCTGGAGGGTTAATATGAATACAAAGAATTTTGGAAACGGATATGTAGGTATCAAGATCAACAGTATTTCAGAAATAATGAAATACAATGCTCTAAAAGAGAAATTTTCTATTTGGAACGAGTATGAAGGCACTTTTGATGACGATGTCGAGGTTACGGATGACGATGGAAACGTCACTGAACGAGAGCCGACAGAAAACGAGAAGATAGAGCGTTACCTGGAAGCTTTCAATAATGGAACCGTTTTATATGCAGTTTTCCAGCTGGATTGTGGACGAGTCTTTTCCGATTTAGCTACTACATATCAGAGCAAGTATGCTATCGGACAGCAGGTCTTCATTATGAGGGACAACAAAATTGTTTCGGGTAGAATTGTCCTTATATCTCTTTCAGACTATGAAGATGACAAAAAGCTTTATGTTGATTATCATTCTAGAGATATAGGCGAAAGAATATACAATATAGTGAGTACAAATTTGTGCCCTACAAGCTATCGAAATTATTATTCTTTCAGTGAGCGCGACCGTATAGAAAGATGTCTCAAAGCAGCACTAAATAATAATTATGTTATCCTAGAGATAGACAGAAACTATGTAAGTAAAAGGCTTGGAGATATATTCTCTTCAAAAGAAGAACTTGTCAAACATTTAATGGAACAATAATTATGAACGTTATAAGAGTGACAGGAAATACAAAGAACAGAATAGATGCCATCTTTACGGGCAGCAAGTATCTGTTCTTCAGCCCAGATTTCGGATTGGTTGCTATTGCAACGAGAATATCAATGAATGAGAACTGCTCTTACTTCAATGTTGAGCTGACAGAACAAATTAAACCTAAGTTGATCTACAAGGTTGTTGAAAAGGAAGAAGCTTCCATTAAACGTATCTGCCAATTCAACTGCATCAATTTAGGAGATATGCCACAGCATACTCTTCCATACGTGATAGACTTAACATTGGAAAGGAGATAGCTATGGTTGTAAAGGAAATGGTTCAGTACAAGAGAACTGCTGATATGGAAGAACTCTATCTGATGCTCAATAATGATTCTGTAGCCTACGACCTTTGGCACGATGCTGCAGAAGAGTACGCCCTGAAGATGGTAAATGGCGAGGCGGTAATGATGGAGAATGTCGCCCATGTGATGATTGCAAGAATCATCCAGTCATGTGACAGACTGATAAACTGGCGCAGAAAGATGATTACTGATGCCCTGGATATTACCAAAGAGCAGAAGGAGATTGTCGCATGGCAGTGGTTCTATAATAGCATGATGGATTTATATACTTATTATAAAGGTAGGCAAAAGTAAGGTTTAACATAACGGGTAGTAAGGACACCCACTAGTTAGATACCTTATTCTTATCTGGCAGCCGGAAAGACGGCAACCTACCTTCCAATAAAAATATACAATTATGAAGAATATTTATCATATACATCAGTCTTCCAATTCCTATTGGGATAGCCGTTGGACTGACACAGATTATTATCTTTGCGACAGCGAGGATGAGTATCAGCAGAAATTAGCTGAATATACCGAGAAGCGTAAGCAAATCGAGAAGGAGTTCAAGGAGAACCCAACGGAACTTAGCAAGAGTCGCGCACTATTCTTGCAGCTCAGCAAGGAACAGAAGGTGCATGCCAGCGAATACTACTACGGTCATGAATGGTGCGGTAAGGAGTTCGATGCTTTCGGTTTCTGCTGGAGTGAGAGGTTGGAGAGAAGCACGCATTACAAGTACTTCTTGAAGCCGGGTTCCGTAACAAATGAAAGCGTAAGTTCTGCTGTAGGCAGATTTACAGGATATGGAAGTTAAACTTAATAAGATTGGAGGTGAGTCATGTAGAATTAAGTAAAAATCATCGTTAATCAATGGTCGGGATTAAATAACAAACAATGTTTGATATTCTTTATTTTGCGACAGCTCGGAAAGACGGCACCCGACCTTTAAATTTAAAATAATATGGAAATAGAAGAATTAATAAAAATAGCAGAGTCTGATTCCTGGACTGTCACCGAAGAGGAATACACGAATGGGAAAGGATTGCTCTTCTCAAGACGTTCACCTGAAGGTCAAGACTTCTCGATATCAACCGGACCATTTGAAAGTGCGGAAGAATTGATCAACAGCATCCACCAGCGTTACGTAGAATTTGACGCTGACAGTGAAACATATTTATGGTTAGACAACGAGGGCCATGGAAAGAACGGAGCACCATATCGCATGAGGGATGTGCTGGAAGACATGGAGGCTTGCGAGAAGATGATTTACGACTTATTTATTTGTTATCGGGACGCTTATGAAAAGAAGTGAATTATTTATGGCTTGCGCCAATGAGTACAGTTACAGATGCAATTCAGATTGCGACAACTGTGAGCTATACCTTCGTTACTTAAAAGAAAAGGAGGATTGATTATGAAAGGGAAAGATATTATCAATGTCAGAAAGTCTAGTATAGAAGCAGACTTCCCCATCGGGCAAAAGCTTTCTATCAATGGCATTAATTGTGTTGTGGCAAAACGAGGGTCTTGTCCAAATTGTATTGTATGTATTCCAAACGTTCATCGCGATGACGTCGAGATAACTTGCGAAGATTTAGCTTGCCTTGCACGTGAACGTAAAGATAGAACTAGTGTTCATTTTAAAAAGATTTAATTATGAAGGTGCACTTGATTTATAAAGAAGATGCCTGGCACACAAAAGGGAGCGGCAAATTGCTCAGGGTAGCCGATAACCTTCAGAAATGCTACGCAACAGCCGAGGCTAACGGAGCTTCGGAAGAGCAACTTAAAGATTTGCGCAATATCGGGCAGAGCCAATGTAGTGGTAAAAACTATGAGTTTAATATTGAAACATGGGAGGTAACATAATATGAAATATGATGTTTGCATTCAAGAAACTTTGAGTAAGACAATAACCGTAGAGGCAGAATCAAATACGGATGCTTGCTCCATGATTAGAGAAAAGGTTAAGAATGGTGAGATTGTCCTTTCTGCCGACGATTACACCGGTTGTAGAATTATAACGGCACAGAAAGCGTATGGAAGTGAAGACAACGAAGACTGAGTTCAGAGAACTGCTTAGTGTTCTAGAAAAAGCAGCAGCTTTTATTAATGAAAAATCCACAAGGCCCAAAGACTTTGATTTGGCTAGAAGATTAATAAGGTCAAAGGCTTTGCTAGCGAAAAGGAATGGCAGTCTTCAAGGAGAAAGCGGCGATAGTCATTAACGGCATCGTATACGTAGCGGAACCAATGGATGATTGCGAGGATTGTGCGTTTTGTACGGGCTTGGCACAATGCAGCGTAGATTTCATTTGCATCTCTATGAGAGAAGCTTTCCGTAAGGGATTCAGAAACAAGCCCATCGGTTTCAAAAAATGGAAAGGTTATGAAAGGATCAGAAACATTCAAGAAGGTAATCAAGGCATATCTTGACAAGCGTGCAGCAGAGGATGAATTGTTCGCAAAGGATTACGCCAAGCCTGGCAAGAATATCGATGACTGCTGCGACTTTATTATCTCAGAGGTCAAGAAATCCGGAAGACAGGGGTTTGACGATGATGAGATTTATGGAATTGCAATTCATTATTATAATGAAGAAGAAGTTTCATTCACCAAGAATCAGAATTGCACCATTGTTACAAATCTCTCAGACCAGACCAAGGAGAATCTGGAGAAGAAGGCTGAGGAGGAATTCAAGCAAGCCAAAATCATCGAACTCCAAAAGAAGGAGTCCGCTGAGAAGGAGCGCTTGAAGAAGAAAGCCGAGGCTCAGAGAAAGAAAGATGCTGAGATTGGTCAGCTGAGTTTGTTTGATTTTTAAATATGTGAGTTATGAAGCCAAGAAATAAGACAGAACGTGAAGTTGTAAAACTCTCGGACAGAATTTCGGAGTTATCAGACAAGCAACGTGAGTGGGCCATCAAGACTTGCATCTCTGAAGATGATGCCTACAAGTATGGTGACAGATTTTCAAGAGGGTGTTTCTATCTAGTATGCACATTCAAGGGATGGCAGGTTCTCAGGTACTTCCAGGTAAGAGTGAAGTTCCGGTTCCACAAGATGGTTAAGGAGAAGATTTACTTCAAGGAGTGTATGCAGCAATGGTTGAAAGACGGGGAATATGTTTTTCTTGCCAAGCAGCGAACCAGCGGATATATAGAAGATGCTTTTTCTGCTTTCGGAAAGTTGGAAGTAAGAACGCATACTGTATGGAGTTTCTTGGGTGATCCTCGTGATATTGGATTCGATGGAGTATATTACGCTTCAGTCCAAGGCAAGTATAAATATGCTCTCAGAGACTTCGGGGAAAAGATTCTGTGTGACGAAATCTTCCGTTCCGTCAATGCTAACCCATACAATGAAACTCTCATGAGACGTGATATTGATATGTGGAAGGTGTGTAAGTACCATGAAGCTGTCTTCGACAGAGAAAAAATGTCTGCCGTCAAGATTGTTGTCAGACACGGAAAGGCTTCTTATATTTACGATAGCTTGTGGTGGGATATGCTCGACAGTATTATGTATCTTAAGAAAGATGTACGTAACCCTTCTATAGTTTGCCCGGAGAATCTTCGTGAGGCGCACGACAAGTGGCTAAAGGCAGCAGACAACAAGAAAAAGAAAATGGAGGACAGAATGACTAAGCTGCGTTTGATTGCGGAAGAGAAAATGCAACTCAGATATCTGGAGCAAGCTGCTAAAGCCGAAGAGGAGAATAAGAAAAAGGCAGAAGCAATGGCTAATGTATATGTTGACAGAAGAAAGCAGTTCTTTGACATTGACATAAAGGATGGCGCCATAGACATACAGGTTCTTAAGTCCGTCCAGGAGTTCTTTGAAGAGGGCAAGGAAATGGGGCACTGTGTATTTAGGAACGGTTATTACGATGTGAACAGAAAGCCGAACTGCCTCATACTTTCTGCCAAGGTAAACGGGCAGCGTATGGAGACAATCGAGGTAAACTTAGCCGATGTTACCGTTGTTCAATGCCAGGGCCACGGAAACATCAATTCCGCTTTTCACGATACCATTCTGAAGCTTATCAAAGATAATTTGTGGCAGATAGAATCCAGGCTCCCGAACAGGGCTAGTAGAACGGCGTAATTTTTAGTATTTTTGGCTAAAATTTTCGTTTGATATATTTGCATATATCGAGATTTTTTCGTACCTTTGCGTATGAGAAGAGCCTATTTTGCGGTGTTTTTGACTATTCAAGCCGCATATATGCACAATTTTATGTTAAAATATAGTTAATTTTAGATTTTAGGTATTTAATCATTAAATATTTTATTAAATTTGCAGCGATGGAATACGATTACAGTAAGCTCAGAGAGTTCATCAAGCGTTGTAAGTGGCAATGGGCCACTTCAATGATAGACGTTCCTCATGAGTACATTCACAGAGACAAGTGCGCATTGACAAACGACGAGTTCTATTACTTCGTCAGCGCACAGCGAGACAATGGAGTCCATGAAAGATGGGGGAAGTATAATTTCCCTTACCTTTACATTGATGGTTACAAGTATTGGACGATGGGTGACCCATTCGAGACTACTTGGATTTTGAACAGACAGAAGGTTTTCAACGAGTTCGACTTCCTGGAGTGGCCGGTACCGCGAATCTATTCGAATCAGGAAATGGACGTGATGGCAAAATCTATCATGTTCACGTTCAAGGACAGAAGATTTTTCGAGGCAGGAATCGGAAACGGAGACTTCGTCGCTTTCACCAAGATAAAGCCGGAAATGTATTATGGAGTTGATCCTAGCAAGAAAGCAATCAAGCAGTTCAGGGAGAAGACCTCTGGTTTTTTCCGAAGATGTTCTACTATTTCTTTTGAGGAGGCGATAAAGAAATGGATGTCGGCAGACAGCGTTGTGGTTGCTCTCTTCGGTACCGCTTCCTACTTCATGCCTCAGTATCTCCGCAAACTGGGCGAGAGTGGTTTGGATTATTGCCTTATGTTCTACAAGGATGACTACACCCCTGCAGAGTTCGAGGAAATGCACCATTTCACCTATGACAGAATGCAGTTGAAATCGATGTTCCCGAATTGTAACATATACAATCACAAGAATTTCGTAACCATTTCAAGTAAAAAAATCACCTGGCAACAGGCAACAGTAGAAAATGAATTATTCCCAGTATGATAAAATAGCAAGTAAGTACGACACTTTGTTTCGTGATGAAATGAGTCTCGTTGAGAACCGTGAGGTGGGGCAAATGCTCCCACCTCTCAGCGGTTCAATCCTAGACATCGGATGTGGTACCGGCTTGCTGACAGAGATTGCAAAAATCGACCCACAGGAATATCTAGGAATTGATCCTAGTAAAGGAATGTTGGAGCAGTTCACTAACAAATACCCAGCCTATAAGGATAGGGTTGTATGTGAGCCTTTCGACGGAAAGAGTTTAGATTGCAGGAATTTCAACAATATCGTAGCATTGTTCGGTTCCCCATCTTATCTTTCCCGGTATGCTGTTCTTGCTATATCACAGTGTAAGGCTCGTAAGTTCTTGATGTTCTACAAGGAGAAGTATCATCCGGTCACTTACGAGAAATGCGATGTAGAGTTCAGACATTTTTTCTATTCAAAGAAGGTCTTGTGCAGTCTTTTTGGTGAAGAAAATGTATCAGAGTATCACAATTATTTAATAGTAAATTGCGTATGACATCACAGAAAGGTTTGCGTTATGATGGCAGTATTGACAAATACCCCATCACAGAAGGCGAGATTTACAGTTTAGGCAATGGTAGCAAGATTACCATTGCCGATATTACTTTGGGGCTTCCGGAGTTTTCAAAGAATGCCGATTGCGTATTCATCGACCCAGCAGGAAGTAAAGGTGTCCTCAAAGCGTATTATACCAAGGCGGAGAAGCAATGCCCGGTTGATAATTTTGACGAGTTCGTTGCCCACATCAAGAGGTGCATCGAGCAGATTAATCCGGACAGACTATTCGTCGAGTGCTTCTACAGAAATAAGAAACAGTTGGTTCCTATGGTAGAATCGCTGTTCCCTCATGTAAAAATCTACGAGAACACCTATTATCATAAGCCAGATTGCAAGTGCTGGATTATCCAAGGCACCAAGCAGGCAGAAGACTGGGGACTCCAGGGAATGGATGAATGGGATGCGGTGTTCAAGATTTGTAAGGATGTTCCGTTCAGCTCTATCACAGACTTCTTCATGGGCCAAGGACTTGTTGCTCAAGCAGCCTATGCCGCAGGTAAGGTGTTCTATGGTAGCGATATGAACAGAAACCGTTTGGCTGTAGCCATAAGCAAGGTAGCCAAGCGAGGTGGAGAATGGACAGTAACTAAATAATTACGCATATGATTAAACTCTCTCAGATTATCATCCTCAACGTTCCGAAGCGAGAACGTGAGGGCAAATACCTTAAGAAGTTGATAGAGACCAGCACGAAGCCTTATGGTATTCCTGTCAGTATCTCTATGGACCGAGGTAAGGGTCTTTGGGACAATTATTCCCAAGCGTTGACGCAAGAGGTAGCGGAAGGAACCCATCGCATGATTATCCACGATGACATTACCTTTGACCGCAACATTCTTGCCAAGATTTTACATATTCTCTCTTTTGCTCCCGAAAACAATGTTATCAGTTTCTACAATCCTACAAATGGTGACTATACTGATTGTTACGCAAAGGGCAAGCACGTTATTTCTACAAAGACTAATTTCTGGCTGCAGGCTAGCGTATATCCAAATGACCTAGCCAAGGACTTTGTTGAAACTTCAAACAAGATGACGGATGATCAGACACGTTATGATGATTCGCGCCTTAAGGCATACCTTCAGGCAAAGGGTATCGACCTTTACGCTATCGTTCCCGGTCTGGTTCAGCATTTCGGTGCATACAGAAGCACGTTCAACAATCCAGGCGCCGTAGGTGGCATTCCTCGAAACAGCAAGACCTACGACAACCAGTTTGATGTAGAGTCTGTAGATTGGGAGAGTGAGTTCAAGAATCCTTATTTGGCTAAGTCAAGCAAGGATTGGGTTAAGGAAATCGTAAACAAGGAATTTCTCGATGAATACAAAAAACTCTAAGGAAAATCTAGCCTTGAAATTGGCAAAGGACAATATCGAGGTTGAGCAGGTGAAGCCGTTGCATATTGAATACGTCAAGGTTGATGACATTTATCCGAATGACTATAACCCTAACACGCATGATGCAGACAGCTTCGACCTTCTCATCAAATCGTTGATCTATTTCGGATTTACTCAGCCTATCGTTGTCAACCGCTCGACGATGCAGATTGTGGACGGAGAGAACAGATACCGCGCCGCCTGCGTCATCGGATATGAGATGGTTCCTGTATGCTTTGTTGATTTCGACGAAGAGAAGTTAAGATATGCAACAATTATGCACAATGCCGCTCGCGGCCACAACAATAATGAAATGATGGGTAGGCTTAAGAATTACCTTGACACCCATTTCAGTAATTCCAGCGACAAGGTATTATTAAACAATAGAAAGAAATGATATTTTACAGTGACAAAAACGTTTATGAGGCAGCTCTTGAAAGATTCAGATACATCTTTCGGGAGTTTTATGGTAAGCGTAAGATTGTCGTGACGATGTCGGGAGGAAAGGACTCTACCGTGGTTCTCAACCTTGCGCACGAGGTTATGAAGGAGATGGGAATTGAAAAGATTCCTGTCCTCTTCCTAGACCAAGAGGCAGAGACTCCAATGACTATCGAGTATATACGATACATCATGCACTTGCCGTGGGTTGAGCCGTATTGGATTCAGTCATACTTCCAGGAATGGAATGCCTCAAAGGGAGAATGGTTCAATGTATGGGGGCCAGGAGAAAAGTGGATTCGTGAGAAGGAACCAGATTCATATGGTGATTTGGAGATTCCGCACAATCAGTATTTCTCCAAGACCCTCGATCAGGTACACAGAATGCTCTTCGGCAAAGACTATCTAACTTTAGGTGGTGTCCGTATCGAGGAGTCGCCGGCACGATTGTCGGGTCTTACTAGAGGCGAGTGCCTTCCAGGTATTACGTGGGGAGGTGGTGGCGGATATTATAAAGACGGCACACCGAGAAGTCTGGTACTCTACCCTATTTGGGATTGGAAGGTTTATGATGTATGGTATTACATCTTCAGCAACAAGCTTCCGTACTGTAAGCTCTATAACTATCAGTTCACGCAGAAGCCACTCAGAGCGTGCCGAGTAAGTTCCCTCATTCATGAGCAGGCTATCCACGACTTAGGTTTCATTAAGGAAGTGGATCCATGGTTCTACGACAAGCTGGTGCGAAGAGTGGCAAACGTCAATACATCTGTACACGTCTTTAACGAAGTGGCAACATACTGCTACAATTTGCCACCTTATTTCAAGGATTGGGATGAATACGTTGATTATCTCGCAGACAATCTTTGTGAAGACAAGAAGAATGCGGAGACTATCAAGAAAGGCTACCGTTCCGCCAAGAAGAGAAATGTAGCTAAAGCCGGTCATTGCCAGGAGTGCATTGATTACGTAATACATCAGATTGGTTATACCAGCGCTGTCTGCGTCATTGCGGAAGATTTCGGAATGAAGCGCATTCAGAGCGTAGAGCGTTCTTTGCGTCAGTATTTGAGCGACAATTATGTTAAAATAGAAAAAGCTAATAAGGAATATGAATCTTCAAGAGAACATCAAGAAGGAGTTTGATGCTGCCAAGGATAAGGTGCAGTTTTTGAACGACCTCAGAAAGTATATCAGTTCCTTATCTCCGGAGAAAGTCAACCCTGTAGATTGCGTGCTTTGGGTTGACAAGGATATGGTGGTAGCCAACAACTACAACCCTAACCATGTGGCAGATAAGGAAATGCGTCTTCTTTATACATCCGTGAGGGAAGACGGTTACACTATGCCTATCGTTACTATTTGGGACGAGAAGCTGCAGAAGTATGTAATCATCGACGGTTTCCACAGAAACCTCGTTATTCGCAAGTTTGCGGACATCAATGAGCGATGTGGTGGAAAGCTGCCTATCGTAGTTCTAGACAAGGACATCGACCAGCGTATGGCATCAACCGTAAGACATAATCGTGCCCGTGGAAGTCACTCTGTAGATGGAATGGTAAACATCGTCTTCAATATGCTCAGAGATGGTGTGTCTGAGCGTGAGATTTGCGAAAAGGTAGGTCTGGAGCAGAAAGAGCTTGTAAAGCTTAAATTTGTTACCGGTTTTGCCAAGATTTTCAAGAACTATAAGTATAATGCGGCTATCAAAAAGGTTGTCGACGAGAGACGCGTAGCAAGAGAGACAGCCAAGAAGAAGGAGGATAAGAAATGAAAGTAAAGGTAGTTAAACTCAGTGAAATCTTTCCTTACTATGACAACCCTCGTGACAACACGAATGCGGTTGAACCTACTAAGGAGAGTATCAAGCGTTTTGGATACGTTAAGCCTATCCTCGTTGATAAGGCAGGTGTAATCATTGCTGGTCATACAAGATACGTGGCCGCTTACCAGTTGGGTATGGAGTTCGTTCCTGTCGTTTACTCGGATATGGACGACGAAAAGGCAAAGAAGTACCGCATCCTCGATAACAAGCTGGCAGAGAAGTCTTCTTTTGATGAAGACCAGCTTTTGGAGGAATTGCGCAACATGGAGGTTCCTACAGATATGCAGGCATTCTTCTTTGAGGACATCAATCAGATGCTCAACTTCTCCCTCGACAGCATCAATCAGCAGGCAGAAGAGTATGGTGGCTTCCAGGATGACTATTCTCAGGTTGATGAGGAAAATTTCGAGGCTCCATCCAATGAAGAGGCTGGCGAGAGTGAGGAAGCTCCTTCAGATGAGGAGGAGGAAGACCCTGCCAAGGATTTGTTCGTTCTCAAAGAGCGCGAGGACGGTTCACATTATATGAAGGTCGTTTGCCCATATTGCGGAAATATGGAAACAATTGAAATTGAGGATTAATAGGTATGGAAGAGATTAAGATTAATGACAAGGTAATTGAGTTACCTATTGACAGTATCGTGCCTCATGACGGTTCGCATAAGACTGACGAGACGGCGGTACAGGCAATCATGCAGTCTATCAAGGATTTCGGCATTACTCAGCCTATTTCCGTTGATAAGAACAACGTGATTGTAACCGGTAACGGTGTGTATAAGGCAGCCAAGGCATTGGGAATGGATAAGGTTCCGTGCATCCGTCTTGACTATCTGACTGATGAGCAGATTAAGCAGTATAGAATCGCTGATGACAAGACGTCCGAATTTGCCACTTGGAACGAGAAGAAGCTTCGCAAGGAGCTCTCCTATCTCGGTGATCCTAACAGCATTCAGTTTGCTTTCGATGAGAGCATTGCCGGTATGCTTGGACTCAACGCTAAGCCAAAGGAACAGAAGCCTGCGGCCGCACCTTCAAAGGCTGAGACTAACCATACGGCTAAGAAGGTCGTAACGGAAGCCCAGAAGGACCAGAAGTTCAAGGAGGAAATGAAGGGCGTTGAGGAGAATATCCAGGTCAAGCCTTCAGAGTATTATGAGTATAATTGTTCCGCTTGCGGTAAACTAGTAAAAGTTAAGAAGCCATGACAGATGAATCATCACAGCCGAAAGTAAAGTCTTTCGTACATAGAATCCCCAATCCTGTTGGAAGACCATACAAGATTAAGTCTTCTCAGGAATTATGGGATAAGTTTGTAGCTTACTGTGATGATGTTGAAAATGACCCTTGGCAGCAAAAGACTGGTAGCAACTCCATTGCAGGCGGCAGCGGCAAATCCACAAATTCCATGAGACAAGAGGTAAGGGTTTTCAGAAGAGCCTATACCCTTGTCGGATTTTGTGCTTTCTGTGGCATCGTTCAGAAATGGGCGGATTTCAAGAGAGGTAATCTTAAGAGACCAGGCTTTGAGCAGGTGATAACACAGATTGAGAATGTCGTGATGGCACAGCAGATTGATGGCGCCATGCTTCATCAGTTTGATTCCAGCATTGTTGCAAGGCTCAACGGATTGGCAGATAAGCATATTCAAGAAGTAACCGGCAAGGATGGCGAGGACTTCAAATTTCCTAAGCTGTCCTTGAATGATATTAAAGAATTACAGAAGATAAATGGACTTTGAGAAACAACGTTTTCTTCATAAGCAGTTAGTGGCATCGTCCCTGCTGCAATTCACTACTAAGATGTTCGCCTATACTGCTCGACGTGAGTATGTAATAGGCGAACATCACAGGATTATATGTGATGCGCTCATGGATGTTATAAGAGGAAAGACGAATAAGCTGATTATCAACATCAGCCCTCGTTACGGAAAGGCTATTGATGTCAATACTCCTATGCTCACAACAAAAGGGTGGAAGCGTGCCGATGAAATAAAGGTAGGTGACTGTCTTTTTGGTTCTGATGGCTTTCCTACTGAGGTTATGGCTGTTTATCCACAGGGAGAAACAGATGCTTTCAAGGTAACGTTTTCTGATGGTACTCATATAGTGACTTGCAGTGAGCATCTTTGGAGCGTACAAAACAGATATGACCGTAGTAGAAAAAAGGAAACTTTTAGAGTAAAATCTACAAAAGAGATATTGACTTCTATTGTCACTCCCGACGGACATTTGAATTGGAGCATACCTTCAACTGAGCCAATACAAGGTTCTGTACGAGATTTGCCAATAGACCCATACTTGTTTGGATGCTGGTTAGGAGATGGTTATTCTCATAATGGCGGAATCACAACTATGGATAATGAAATTTTCTCCGCTTTCTCGAATCAGTATAAGGTAAAGAAGAAAAAAAAGCAGAATGCAGGAAAGGCAGTAGAGTACTCTGTTCTTGGACTACAAGAACAGTTAAGGGCTCTTGGTGTATTGGGAGATAAACGTATTCCATTGTGTTATCAAATGGCTAGTATTGAAGACAGGTTTGCACTCCTTCAAGGAATGATGGACACTGACGGAACATGCAACAAAAAGACACATCAATGCAGTTTATGTTTCACAAAGTCTGATTTACTTGAAGATGCCGCATCTCTCATTAGGGGTCTTGGCATGTTTTGTACAATTAACAGCAAGGGAATCTTTTTAAGAGCAAATAGGAACCCTTTCCGCTTAAATAGGAAAAGAACTTTGTGGAGGCCATTAACGCAGAAACATCACACGAAAAGATTTATCTCCTCTATCGAAAAAGTAGAGGACAGAAGAACTGTGTGCTTTACTGTCGATGCAGAAGACCATTTGTATTTAGCAGGTAACGATTTTATTGTTACTCACAATACCCTCTTGTGTTCACAGATGTTTATCGCATATGGTCTTGCGTTGAACCCTGCTTCAAAGTTTCTTCATATATCTTATTCCGGAAGTCTCGTCCAGGATAACTCAATGGCAGTCAAGGACACGATAACTTCCACATATTTTCAAACACTATTCCCGAATGTCAAAATCAGAAAGAACGATAACACAAGATCAAAATGGAGCACAACGGCAGGTGGTGGTGAGTATGCTACATCTACCTTGGGTCAGATCACAGGTTTTGGTGCAGGTCAGCCAGACTGGACCGAAGAAGACATAAAGAACATGGATAAGTTTATGGCTACGTTCAACCCCGGTCACTTTTCGGGAGCCATAGTTATCGATGACCCTTTACGACCGGACGATGCTTTGTCCGATAACGTCAGAGAGTCTATCAACAGACGTTTCGAGACAACCATCCGTAACCGTGTAAACTCACGTCATACGCCAATTATCATCGTAATGCAGAGGTTGCACGAGCACGACTTGTGCGGTTACCTTCAAGAGATTGAGCCAAATGAGTGGAAGGTTGTTTCCCTCCCGGTAATACAGACAGACGAGGACGGAAAGGAGCGAGCCTTGTGGCCGTGGAAGCATACGCTGGAGGAACTATACAAAATCAAGCACGCCAGCGAGTTCGTATTCGAGACACAGTACATGCAGAACCCTACCCCTATGGAAGGTCTTATGTACCATGCCTTCAGAACATACGATGAGCTGCCGGACAGAAGGTATGCAAGAATGATTGGCAACTACACCGACTCGGCAGATACCGGTTTCGACTTCCTTTGCTCTATATGCTTCGATGCACACGATGACGGCTACTATGTTACCGATGTTCTATACACCAAGCGACCGATGGAATACACGGAACCAGCGCAAGCCAATATGGTTAAGCGCAATCAGACAGACGTGTGTTTCGTCGAGAGTAACAACGGTGGCCGCTCTTATGCCCGCAATGTCGAGCGCATAACAAGGGAACACGGAAACAGAATCACCCAGTTCGTAACGTTCACGCAATCGAAGAACAAACAGATTAGAATCTTCACTCGCTCCAGCGAGGTAAACAATAAACTAGTTTTCCCTTCTAATTGGGAACAGTTGTGGCCGGAGTTCGCCCACGATATGAAATCCTACAGAAAGGAAGGATATAACGCTCACGATGATGCACCGGACGCTTGTACGGGCATTATAGAGAAGTGCGAGGAGTGGCTTAACAATGCTACCGATGCACAGCTCAGACGTGGCGGTTTCTTGTAATTTCTTTTTTAAACCATGTTAGCTAGGCGTTTGCTCGTGAGAGTAAGCGCCTTAACTATTTGATTACCAGCGTATTACAATTTAGTATTTTTAACTAAAATAATCGTTAGTATATTTGCATATATCAGAAAATTTTCGTACCTTTGCATATAGATAAAAGGTAGTAGTTTTGACTAACCAGAGCCTACCTTACAAGTTGAACCAATTAAAATTATAAAGATTATGAAGAATTTAGTTTATGCTCGCTTCGAGAGAATGACAGTTAATGAAGTTTCAGAGCTTATGAGAATAGCATCAGGAAAGATGGCAATCAAGATAGCTTCAGTTGCTCCTACATTGTTCCGAGTTTCAGCATATGGCATCTTTGATGGAGATGCAGAGGACTGGGGATTCGAGAGTGCAGATTGCGGAATGTTCCAGGGAGAAGAGGAGTTCGAGGCAACCAAGAAATTGTACGAGACCACCATCGCTTAATATAGGAGGAGGAACTGCTATGAGTGGTCTTTTTGAAACAAAGCTTCTCAAATACAAGAAGCACATCATCCAGGTTTTTGAGGATATGTTCGGTCAGAGATACGTCTATATCGATGGTCAGACACAGACTTATTCTATTAATAATGCAAAGAGAATGATTAGCCTATGTTGTCAACAGTAATATTCACGGATGGCGCCCAGAAGAATGTGGAGCCATCCAACGGGACGGATTTCTCATTGGAGGAGTTGAGAGGATTTGTTGGTGGCCACATCGAGTTGGTCCGACTCAGCAAGTCGCAGGTAATGGTAGTTAATGAGGAAGGCAAGGTTTACGACCTTCCTCAGAACGAGAACGCCACGATGCTTGTGAATATTGCAGGTATTAGAGACGTAATAGTAGGTAATGTATTAGTTTGTGACATTAATAAAATCAAGTAATATGGATAAGAATGATTTGATGAAGTACCTCGTAGAAGAGGCAGAGTATAGTGAGAGTGAAGTAGCCGAAATGACTAACACGGAGTTGCTGGATCATTGGCTGGAGTACAACGGAATTTGCGGTTACACAGAGGACATCAAGGATGTTATTGAGGCTGCTTTTGATGTAGATTTGGAGGACTAGCCATGTATAAAGAGAATATAGGAACAGACAGATATGGGCGCACAATGCGCCTATATCACTCCTGTAACACGGTCTATTGCGACCACGTCAAGAACGATAAGGTTGTCAGGACAAATCAGATTAAGGTAGATAACGACATCATCTTAATGTTCAGTGCTTCGCATACGAGCGGAGCCTACATTTACGATGAGATTCACAGAAGATACGGAAAATGGCTATGAAACCAATGTTAGCAACAAGATATTATCCGTCACAGACGAAGTTTCCTTGCTTCGTCCAACCTAAGTATGACGGAGTCCGCTGCATCCTTCATGAAGGAGAAGGTGGCGAGGTTCACCTCACATCGAGAGGCGGTAAGGAATATGATGTTCCTCAGATTAAGGCTTGGGGAGAGAAACACCGCGGTATGCTTCCTTTGGATGGGGAGATATACAACCACCAGGAATTGACCTTCCAGCAGATATGTTCTGCCGTCAAGTGCCGTTCTGCTATGACTGACAAGCTACGTATGGTTATCTACGATGCACAGATTCCGGGAAGCTTTTCTGCCAGATGGAAAGTTCTGCAGGAGGAGTTTGATTCCATTGATCCAAACGGACCGGTGTACCTTACGCAGACTTTCGTTGCTCATTCAGAGAAGGACATCAAGCGATGGCACAAGATATTCGTTTCCACCGGTTACGAGGGTGCCATTATCAGAAACGCAGATGGAACCTATACCGAGGGCAGAAGCAATGACCTTATGAAGCTGAAATCGTTCGACACGACAGAGTTCAAGGTGGTCGATGTTTTGGAAGCGGAGGGCAATGATGCAGGTACCGCGATATTCAAACTGAAGTGTGGAGAGTACGAGTTCTGTGCCCGTCCGGTAGGTTCAAGGTCACTCAGAGCTCAATACTTAGCCGACAAGGAAGAGTTGATAGGTATGGCGGCGACTGTTCAGCATCAAGGGTATTCTGACGCTGGAGTGCCGAGATTTCCAGTATTGTTGAACATTAGGGATTACGAATAATGGCAGCATTAAATATTAACGAGTATTACGGCTGCTTCTCTTGCGAGGCTGCTGACGAGCACGGAAATGGTTGCAGGCACGGTCTGCTGTTCCCGGTACTGCTTGTGATGGGAAACAAGAGAACCTGCCCAAACTATAAATTCAAGAAGAAATAACTATGGAAGTAAAGGTTAAGATTAAGAGAAATTATGAGCCAAAGTCAACTCTTGCGGTTCTTATTAACTATAAGAGAGGGCTGCAGAGATTGGTAAAATTCATATACCCGGATGATTGGGATATCGACATGCTCAATTTGTACATCAATTCACACAGCGAGTTCAATGTAAGAAATGTGCGCTTTTCAGAGGACATTAGCATGATGCGTATGAAAGATAATCTGGAGGAAATCAAGAAGCTGGGATATCGCGTCATTAGCTTGACACAGACGTATGGGTACATCTTAAGAAAGGACGGTAAGTTCCTGTCGTATAGCCTTGCTAGATACTCCTATGAGGGAGGCATCAATTTTATCTATAATTACAAGCCGTCGAGAAGCCAGGGAATGGGTTCCGTCCAGGGAGACTATGAGTTCGGATATCACGAGTTCTCTAATGAAATGATTGATAAGATGATGGACCACCCGAAGCTTTACGGTAAGGTCGAGCACTACAAAGATTTCAATGAGTACCGCCAGCTGAATGCAGGGCGAGAAAGTCACTCAAAAAAATAATCTGATTTTTTTTGGTTCAACACAATAAAGTACCATATGATGCGTTATTAATCTGATAGACGGATTATTAACTAAAGCTTAGCTACCGGCATGACGGGCGCATCATATGGGAAATAGAAAATTTGTTCCACAGGTAGGAAACCATCTTGGAACTATCTCGAACATTTTAGCTGTTGTTTCATTTATAGCCATAATAGTTTCAATTATAACTTGGATAAACGCCTTGAATACTTCTGGCGGTTATGGATATGAAAGTTCAAGTATTAGTGGTATACAAGCATTTAGCTACGTTATTGACTCATTGCTTTGCTTGGTAGGTTCTTTTGTTCTCAGAGGATTCTCGTTTATCGTGAAAGCAGTTGTACGCTATCTTGATGAGAAAGGTGAGTTTGATGAAAAGTAGAATGTAATTGTTATGTCATCAAAGCTTATAGTAACCTGTTGGCGGAATTAAAAAACCGCCTGAAAATTAGTATATTTTTATGGAGAAAAAGTTGTGCATCTCGTTGATTTTTAGTAACTTTGTAGTGTCCAATTATAAAGTTATATATTTCACGCTATGCACAACTTGTATGCAAATTTCGTAAAAATTCTTGAGATATGCAAGGATTTCTCCAAAAATTTAGTTAATGAGCTAGGAAATATTCCTCGCCCTGGAGTCGTACCACGTTTTTCAGACCTCGAAGTTGTTGCTTTGAGCTTGGCAGCCGAGCATCTTAGCATCGACAGTGAAAACAACTTGTTCGATAGGCTGAAGGAGTATAAGGCAGATATGCCAAATCTGATTTCCCGACGCCAGTTCAATGACAGGCGAAAGTTCACTGCGGAACTATGTGAGAAGATTCGTAAGCGCATAGCGTCAAAGATGGATGGCGCAGAAGAATATTTCTGCATAGATTCCAAACCAATAGAGGTGTGTCGCTTGTCCAGAGGCTTGCGTTGCAAGATGAAAGGAACAGACGTAACAAACTCTCCTGCATTTGGCTATTGCGCTACTCAGAAGATATACTACTTTGGGTATAAGCTCCACGCTGTCTGTGGGTTAAGTGGAGTTATCCACTCGTATGACCTGAGTCCAGCTAATGTTCATGACATTCATTTTCTTAAAGATGTAAAGTTTCAATTCTATGACTGTTGCATCCTTGGCGATCGTGCTTACCTCAGTGCGGAACTACAGCAAGACTTGTTTTCTTCTGTAGGCATCAAGTTGGAAGTTCCATATCGCTTGAACATGAAGAATTGGCGACCAACATTTAAGCCTTATGCTAAGGCGAGGAAGAGAATCGAGACAAATTTCTCTCAACTTTGTGATCACTTCATGCTCTTTCGAAACTATGCTAAGCAAACACCAGGACTGTTTACCCGAATCATCGGGAAAATTAGCGCATTTACAGTCTTGCAATATATTAATTATGTAAACAACAGACCGATTGGCAGGGTTAAGTATGCGCTAAATTAATTCCGCCAACGGGTTATAGTAGATCAAAAGAACGTAAAGTATCTTTTTCAAGATAAAAAAGCGACGTTCTTGATTCCTGATTATCAGCGTCCGTATGCTTGGGGAGAAGACGAATGTAAGGTCTTATGGGAAGACTTATTTTCCTTTTCATTCCCAAATAACAACTGCGACAGTTTCGATTCTTCAGAGAGTTACTTTCTCGGTCCTATAGTAACATTCCGCAATGATGAAGGGAAACTTGAAATCATTGATGGTCAGCAGCGTCTTACGACCTTGCTTCTCTTACTGCGAGCTTTCTACAATCGCCTGGAGCACATGAAAGACAATCGTTCAATCAAGATGCGAGAGGACATAGAAAAGTGCATTTGGAGAGCAAATGAGTTCGGAGAGTATGATCCAAACGACTTGAAGATAAATTCTGAGGTTGCAACTGATAACGACAAGGAAGAGTTTATGGATATACTCCGGAAAGGAACATCAGAAGGAAAAAGTCGGTATGCGACCAACTTCAGATACTTTCAAGACAAGATAGGGAAATTCATTGAAGAATACCCTTCTTTCTTTGCATTATATCCAGCTCGCATTCTCAATAACTGTGTGCTACTTCCAATAGAGGCAGAATCGCAAGATACTGCTCTTAGGATATTCTCGACGCTTAATGATAGAGGTAAGCCATTGTCTGACTCAGACATCTTCAAGGCACAGCTCTATAAGTTCTACTCATCCATCGGAAAGAAGGAAGAGTTTATCACTACATGGAAAGAGCTTGACGAACTCGTTACCAAAATATTCCACCCATATCGTGGAACACCTTTGGATGAGTTGTTTACACGCTATATGTACTACGAGAGAGCTTTGCTGACTAATCGTAGTTCTATGACAGAAGGACTTCGCAAGTTCTATGAGAAAGATGGATATGTTCTACTTCGACGAGAGCAGACTTTAGAGAATCTAGTCTTGCTTGCGGACTTCTGGAAAGATGTATATTCTCAGAACGAAGACCGTTTTTCCGTGGATGTACTAAAGCGATTGTTTGTATTGAATTATGCGCCTAACAGCTTATGGACTTATATTGTATCGGTATATTTCATGCACTATAAGAATGCTGAGAATATGCTAGACAACGAGAAGTTCTATCTGTTCTTGAATCGTTTGATAGGCTTTATTTGGGCATATGCTATCAGCAACCCAGGAATAACAGCCTTGCGAGCACCGGTATTCAATGAGATGGTGAATATCATAGAGAACAAAGAGATTGCTTTCGAGAACTATCTATTCCAAGAGGAATTGTTCCGTTCGCAATTCACCAACTTCAGTTTTTCAAACACTCGTGCGATTACGAAGTCGATGATTGTGTGGTGGGCATTCTCTTTCGATAGCCAGGAATTGCTTCCTCTTGACGCAACATATGATATTGAACACATCTTCCCAAGGAACAGACAAGTCAAGGAAGGTGGATTGTCGAGTGATGAGGTTCTTGAAATGTTGGGAAACAAATCGGTATTGGAGCGAAGAGTTAATATTCGGGCATCCGATTACAGATTTGCTGACAAGATTAAGTATTATAATGGTGAGTTCAAATCCACAGGCGAGAGGATTGGAACTAAGATACACGAATTACGAATGCTGTCACAGACGTTGACAGATTTTACAGAAACGGATATTAGAGAGCGCACGTCAAGAATGCTTGATAAGTTTATCGCTTATCTCAAATCTAACTCTCTGATTTCCAACAGACAGAACTTGTGATTCAAACCTGGGATTTAATCTTAGTCTTCGAGACTTACAAGGTATCAAATAAACCAGCGAGGGCTTGAACCAATTAAAATTCGGAAAAAGATTTGGATTTTCCAAAATAAAATATTACCTTTGCAGCGGTAAAGGAGAAAGATAAAAAGCACTGAAATTCATCCGGAACCTAAGCTCAAATTGAGTCAGGCAGGGGCGCCCATGAGGCCTGTTTGACCTTGGATGGTTTCAGTGCTTCATTTTTAGAAAGAATATCTCTTTATTACCAATTTTTCGCCATCTTTTATAACGCAAACTATATTCTTGGCAACTATTGGCTGTTTGTTCTGTTTAGCGACATTAACAAAATTTTTATAGCTCTCAACAACGCTTTCGTCTTTGAACATTTTCTTATCATGGAAATAAAGACAAACAGTATTGCTATTGTCATTCTGCTGAGCATTCCAAATACTCAGCTGTTTATTTTTGGTCTTGATTTGATTTCTGTATTTATAGGTATAACTACAAACAGATTTTATATCCATGCGCACACCATCAAAAATCATATCGAGAGATTTGTATTGGCTGGTAGTATTAGGCATTCTTTCACCCTCTTTACATAAAATAACACTATGCCCGTTATTGTAAGCCAAGTCTCTCAATTCATATTCCAGATCATACCCAGTCATTTTACCCAGGCATGGCTCTTGGTTCTCGTCTGCCTTTTCGTGTTTGACGTGAGTAGCCTTAAGACCGCCTTTAGAGTTCATTGCCACATCTGTATATTCCTTGTCGCCTTTCAGTGATAAGAATTGCTTTCCCCTTTCGCTTTTCAAGACTATACTAGAAGTAATATACTGTTCGTTGTTTGTGAGAAATACAGGAATGCTCTTAGATGACAGAATCTTTGATTCGTTTCTGCTGATATAGTCGTTGAACTGCTTAGGAACCTCAGATACTCTTCGTTTAGGACCTATGCTCCAATATTCTTCCTCGCTCATAACGATAGGAATAGCATAGCACATACAATTTACATGCCATCCATTCCAATCAAATGGCAACGGATAAATACCAGCTAATTCATTGCACATATCATGCTTAGGATGGCTACCACTCGGCTTTATCTCTTTGCCTTTAATGTAATCCATCCTAGCCCATCTTTCCTGCTCGGCAGAACGGTAGGCCATGTTTATCTCGTTACGTGCCAGGCGCACGCTTCTGTACTCGCAGTTCTGAATAGTTATGGCTTTTCCATATTTCTTCTTATAGGCTTTGGCAAGTGATGGATAATCATTAAGGTACTTACTGACCTTCTTGCTGAGTTTAACAGCACTCATACCCTTCTCTATGCCGACAGACAGAGATTTCTCCAGAGCCTCCTTTACATCAGCTCTCTGGTTCCATATTCTTTCTGAAAGACCTAGACCTTTAATCTTTCTCTCCATGAAAGCCTTCTTTGCCGCGTTGTTGTGCTCAAAGTAAGCTTTCTGCTTTGCGTCCGCTATCTTCCTAGTAAAGGTACCGATTACCCTTTTGGCAAGTAGGTCCTGCAGCGTGTTACTGTTCTTCCATTCGTCCGATATGCCATTATAGACCAATGCCTGCATATTGTTTGAATAGTAATCCAACAAGGCGTTCACCTTCTTTTCTGTTCTAGGGTAATCATCAAAAGAGAACTCGCCATCCCCATCGAAGTCGGTGGAGGTGGCGATTTTAGCGGACTCCTTGGCAAGAGTCTCATAGATGGAAATGATTTTCCTGGTATAAGCGTTCAGTCTCTTGCCAAGGTCTTTATATGCCTTTTTCTGATTAGGCAGTTTTGGCTTTTTCATACAATTTCATTTTAAAGTGTTTGCAGCAATCCCAGTTGAGAAGAACGCTCCATTCTTGATATGGGCATTTGGCTAGGATAGGCTGACCTTTAAGGCTCATACTATGGAAGTCAGTAGCATGAGCACATTCACGGCAAAAGTGCAGTTTCTCTTCTTCCTTCTTCTTTCTCATGGCTATTCCTCCGAGAATAAGTTAGGCATAGAAGCTGCTGTTCTTGTGGCCTCTACTTCCTCTTCTCCTTGAATCTCGCTGAAAGTCTTGTCAGGATCATCGGAAAGACCGGCACGCTGGATAGATTCCTTCTGGCTGACGAGAGGCTTGTTGCCGTTAGCCTTAAGCCATTTGTCAATCTGAGTATTCTCATCCTCCTGGATGAATGGAGTGATGATGTGCTCTACAGTAATCTCATCCATTCTAGCTGCCCACTTCGTGTTCATCTTGGAAAGGAACGCCTTTATGACGTTGGCCTCTCTCTCAAAGCCTTCAATCCAGGCACCAGTCTCCTCTCCTATCTTAAGATGAGCATCCATGAGGAGTGTCTTTCTTGAATCGTAGCCGATATTGCCAAGGCTCTTCATATTCTCGAAACTGATGTCCGGCATCTGAGACTGCATGAAGAAAAGCTTGACGAGAGTGTCAACGTGATACTTAAGAGCCTCGATAGCCTGCTGCCAAGACACGTAGCTAACATCGCCGTCTTCGCTGACTCTATACACCCTCTTGCTCTCTCCCTTTCGCTCCATTCCAACGATGGCACCGGCTATCTTCAAGACAGGAGCGGAATTGTATGCCACAACATCGCTGTTTCGGGAAATGGTGTACTCGATATTCTCACGGATAGGTTTCAATCCTTCCCAGCATGGCTTGTGCCGGTACCAGAAAACGGCTGGAATCTTGTCGATAGAAATCTCATTATCATCCACCAAATTCCATCCGGACTCTTCATCGTCTGAAGACAGGTCCCACTTGTAATGATGGTCTGCGGTATAGGTCTCGAAGAAGGTGTGTTCTGTGTCAGTAACCTTACGCTTATACTCGAATGACAGAGCAAGCAAGTCGTCATACTCGTCAAAGTAAGGATAGATGTCAACTCCATCCATTGGAGAGAATGTCTTGCATTTCAGTTTGTACTGACTGTCGAAGCCGTAGAGCTTGTTAGGCTTCTTCTGCGTGTACCAAAGTGTGAACATCTGGCAAGAGGCGTAATAGCACTTTGCTCTGTGCATGTTCACGGCATCAATGTGTGCACAGGTGTAGATTTTCTCGATGGCACGAACAATCGTTTTCAGTTCCTCGTCAGCCTGATCATACGTATATACACGCTTGACCGGTATAGCCATTGTAAATTCAGAGATTCTTCGTGTAAGAAGCTTCTCCAATCCGATAGGCAATCTAGCTGCCTTTTCTACAATTCCGTCATCAAGCGTTCTGTCCTGTCTGCCTACGTGGTCGTTTACGATTTCATGGAGCATAGGCTCATACTCAGATAACAGGGTACTCCAAAGTGGAATATCCAACACGCGTTGTTTCAGCTCTCCTATGATGCTGCCAACGTCATTTCTTTTAAAAAGTTCATTAAAATCTATCATAATCTTCGAAGTTTTGATTTGGCAAAATTACAGATATATTCGCATATATTTAATGGTTTTAGTATTTTTAACTAAAATAATCATTGGTAAATTTGCATATATCAGAAAATTTTCGTACCTTTGCATATAGATAAAAGGTAGTAGTTTTGACTATTCAGAGCCTACCTTACAAGTTGAACCAATTAAAATTATAAAGATTATGAATAATTCAGTCGAGACAAAGAAGGAAGAGGTTAGAAAGAACATTAAGAATATGTTCGAGTCAGCCACAAAGAAAATCAGAGACATTATTTCTGTTTGTCCTGATTGGGAGGTAGAGGGTATTGACGTAGGCTACAAGTCACTTATCGCTCATTTGAATTTGAAAGGAGTAGGAAGAGACATGATGGTGATTCGCTACCAAGCAAAGGTAGGTAACTTCCAGGAAGAGTCATTTAACACCAATGTAGCAAGCTTCGGCAGCTTTGATCTTCTGGAAACAAACGAAAACCTTAAGTACTATACAGCAGTTGGCGACATCCTCAATCATAAAGACATGCTTTCGCTTTTGAAAGAGACAATGGTTTTCTTTGCAAATAAGATTGCAGAGCTACGTAAGGAGTACGATAAGTTAGATAAGGAGGATTAGTTATGACAAAGCAAGAAGAAATCGATATTCTACAGTCCTTGAAGGGCGATACCTATTTCGCTCAGTTCTTCGGTAGCAAGGACATTGACCAGATGTGTCAGAACATCAATAACGACTTCGCCATTGAGGGCGGATGCGGATTTAGTCAGAAAGCAGAAGCTTTAGAGCGAATTAACGCAGACCTCAAAAAGGAGTTTCAGCAGAAAATCCATGATTTGGGAATGGAGCTTATCAAGATTCTAGACAAGGGATTTGATGAGGATGCCATCTACCAATTGGTTGAAGGCGAGGTCGGAATTGATGCTATCATCAAGTTCAAGCGTAAGAACAATCTGGATATTACAGATAAGGAGTTAGATTATATGATATCAAAACTTCCATGATTATGAAGCATATATGTAGTAATTGTATAGCTTCCGAGATATGCTATAGTGAAGGCAAGAAGCCTAATGACACTTGCCTTCATTGGGAATGGAGATATGCAGGTTTATGGTTTGACAATTAAAAGTAAGATAATGGGAAAAGAGAAAGTTACAGTAAACGATTTGAAGGTTACACTCTCAGAGATTGGTGTAACCTTCAGGCTTGAAGCAGGAAAAGATTATCCAACGCCTGCAGGTCAATGGCTGCTTGATTGCAATGGTAACAGATGTATTGGATCAGCTTATCAAGGATGAACAGGGTATGTTTAGGCTGTTAAGTGTTCAGTACAAGCAAGAGCAGAAGATGCACTACACTCAGATGCAGGATGCAGCCAAAAAGTACTACTTCCACTTGAAACCCTTTAATAAGAGTTTCTTCGGTGACGAGAACATTTGCGCCAACCTGGAGGATAACGCAAATGACATCTATGAAATCATCAAGCTTCTTGCGGACCATACTAACGACCACAAGGATATGGAAGTGATTAAGAGAAACCTCAGAAAGAGAAAGTTGAACCATCATATTTTCGATTAAGATTATGGCAGATTATAAAGTTGAAGTAGATTTATCGGATTTATTCGATGATATGACCATCAGTGAACAGAAGAGCTTTTTAGTAGAAAAGTTCTGCTCATTACCAATAGGCTCGATGGAAGAAGTGGTTGGCGAAATGCTGGATAACCTTAATGGCTATCAGACAGCTACAGTTATTGAAGACGCTTTTGATAACTTGCATGAGCAAGCTCAAGAGCATGTAATCAACTATGTGAACGAATAAGGCTATGATGTCCGATAAACAATATAGAGTTGCTCGCAAGGGTGTTGTTGAGCAACTTAAATTAGCTCAGAGACTTCATTGCAAGCACATGGAGCAGAAGTATAAAGAGGCTTTGGAGAAGTTAGAGAAACGCTTCTTAAAGCCGGATGCCGTGGGCTGCTTCGATTTGGGCGCAAGGGTATCAAATAGTTATTATCATCTTTAAATGGTTAAGGTTATGGAAAAGAAAGAATATTCTGTTGTTGAATTTATTCAATATCTCAAAGACAAGCCATATATTAAGCTTTATAAAGCTGCTTGTTTAGCTGAGATTAATATAAGAAGAGAAATGAGAGTATTGCGATATTCCCCGTTTTATTTAGATAGAGAATAAATGTATAAAGTATAAAATAAAGGTTATGGCTACAGCAAATTTTGAAATTGGAAATAAAGAGTTTGAGGTACGTTTCATACGAGAATCAGGTTATCCTCCAACAAAGAATGAACGTGGTTCTTCATTGGTTGAGTATGATGTAACGACATACAAAGATAATCAGCCAATGATGAAGAAATTCAATCAAAAGCAACGAGTTTATTTCGATCTTGAAGGTAATGTTTATAAGGATAAGCAGAGCAACAAGGTGTGGTTCAATTTTTATAAAGCAAGTTGATAGATTATGAAAACAGCAAGACATATTGTAATAGACATAGAAACATTAGGTAGAAGAAATGATGCTGCTATTACTCAAATTGGCATAGTACCAGCAGATGAAAATTTCGATGTATTAGATCATTATCTGATACAAACAGAACCTAAAACTTGGAACACTTGTGAAAGAACATTCACTGGAGAAACTTTACTCTGGTGGATTCAGCAAAAGAACAGTCCAGAAAGTAATAAGCCTACTCATATTGTCCATAGCTACAAATTTTTAGTAGATAAGCTATATCAAATCTTTAATAGATACAATACAGAAGAAACTATAGTGTGGACTAAAGGGGCAATGGATCTGTTTTGCATTAAAGACATATGCGAGTATCTTAATATGGAAGCTCCCTGGAAGTTCTGGCAACCTAGAGACATCAGAACCGCAAAGGAGTTCATTAAAGAGTGGAAGACCTTTGAGAATAATAATCATAACGCTCTCGATGATGCTTTGAATCAGTTGAGAGAGTTGAAAGCTAACTTAATTGAAAGATAGATGGGTACAAAAGTAGAAGTAAGAACTATTCCTTTGCATGGATTGTTCATCCATCGCAAGCAGGTTTGGCGTTCACTCGGTAAGCTGAGAGCTGAAAGCCATTCTACGACAGCGCAAAAGGTGTTTATGAACGAGCATGATACCGAGGTATCAACTGAGAATGCTGATTTCATTGATGGCTTGAAAGTCACTCCTTATGATGGTGAGCTGCCAAAAATATCAAAAAAACGTTGGTAGTATGAGTTACTACCAGTATTGTTTAACGCAAAAATTAGTTTAGTTATGAAAATAGCTGATATTAATGATTTGAAACTAGAGCAATGGATCAGACAGAGAAACTCTGCTCAAATCATGTGGAAAACCAAAGATGGTAGAGAAATACCGATTAAGGATATGTCTGATACTCATCTAGCTAACACGATAAATATGCTAGAAAGAAAATATGATGCAGAAGAACATCTTTACGAGATAGACCCTCTAATGGACTTTGGTGCAAACGATTAACAAATAAAAAGGTAAGTAATATGAAAACAAAAATAAACATAGCGGAAATCCTAAAGGATAAACCGCAAAAAACTAAGTTCAAGGATTGGGATTTTATTACCATTAAACTTCCTAGAGGAAGTTTACTTATTTGTGTTTTCAAAGCAGAAAATGATGAAAACTATTATTTACATGCTAGTCTTGATAGTAGAGGCATGATTACTATTAATGAAAATAGTTATTGCTCCAAAAGCGGCTGTATAGTTCGTTTATCTACAGAAGAAGAAAAAACTGCATTTTTTGACGCTTTAGCAAGGAAGGGCAAGATTTGGGAAGTAGAGAAGAAAAAGATTATTGCTTTAAAGAAAAAGTGGACTCCAAAGCCATTCGACAGAGTGATAACAAGAAATGCTGACGATGATATATGGACAGCAAATATTTTCAGTCACATGGATTCACATGGAGAATATGTCACTATTGGTTGTGTAGGTGGTTATACTTATTGTATTCCTTATAATGAGGTGACTGCAAAGCTAATAGGTACAACTAAAGATGTGGAGGGCTAGATATGGATATAGGGAAATTAATAGGAGGAAAGACATCTGTCCCATCTATAGATTTCAATCAAGTAGTTAAGAGTGATAACCTCCGATACTGGAGAATTAGCAATGCTACTTGGGAGAAAGATAAAGTAGAACTTCATATTACCTTTGAAAAAGATGGTATACAAAGTTCCTTAGATAAAAAGTTTGATACAATAATGGAAGCTGTTGGATATTTCTACAACTTTCTTAAAACAATTTGATTATGATAGACGATAAGAAAATAGAAGCTGCTGCTAATAAGCATATTGAGACAGAGTATGCTAGATACAATAGTGGCGAGGTTGAGGAAGAAATGATTTGTCTTAGGGGCAAAGATAGCTTCAAAGAAGGTGCTAAGTGGGGTATCAATGAGCTATTGAAGGACTTGTTTCATACAGCTAGCGAAGTTCCACGTAATGACAATGGAAAGGTTCTTGCGTTCTCAAAAGAATTCGGTTATAGAAAGCTCTACGATATGAACGATGAGCTTGATAAAACCACTTGCGATACATATAAAGAAATGTGGGAAGAGCAAGTCAATATATTCCATTTGTCTGATTGGATATTTATAGATGAGTTGTTTGACTTGATTACGAAAGGAGGTAAGCAATGAAAGAGCTTAAAGTTGGAGAAAGAATCACTCTTGAAGCAGTTGAGCAATATGGTTGTAGAGGTTGCTTCTTTGAGGATAATCCAGTATGTATAAAATTTGCATGTTGTGAAGGTGTACGCTCAGATGGAAAATCGGTAATTTTTAAAGAAGTTAAGGAGTAAAGCGTATGAAAGGATTACTATCAATGATTGGTATTGCTTCGTATATGGATTTTCAAATGAATGACCTACCCTTCGGATTTCCAGAGCGGCAATTAGCAATACCGAAAGGTGAAATACCTTCCGATAAACAAAAGTGCCAATCGAAAGCACAGCATGAGTTTATCGTTAAAGGTGTAAAGATAATGGCTACTTCTAAGAAGGATGCTATTAAAAAGTAAAATCATCGTAAAAAGTGAAGCGTATGGAATATGAAGATTATAAAAGAGCAAAACAGTTGCAAGAAGAAACACTCCCAACTTTTGAAAGATTAAAAGAAGCTGTTTCTGTTGGCACGCTTGACAAGAAAGCAATAAAAGAAATTGGAGATTCTTTTGCAAACGCTATGTTTTATGAAAATGATTTTGCAGATTCTCTTGTTGAATTTATTGATGGGTGGGCTGTAAAATTTAAAGAAGAATTTAATAAATTGTAGACCGCCTTCGGGCATAATTTTAAAGATATGACAAAAGAAGAATTAAAAGTAAAGGTTGCCAAACAACTAAGCATTATCAATGATGCTAACGATGAGATCTGTTCTTACGTAAATGATTACATCGAAAGTCTTCCATACAAGGTTGGCGACAAAGTTAGCTGTTCCAGATGCGATGTTTGTTGGATTAAAAGTATTGTTCCGGAAACAAGTTGTAGTGGCTATACTGGCAAGATTGAGGTAAGAATCAACCCTGCTAAGAAAGATGGCACTCGCTCCAATAGAGAGTTTGTACTATGGAGTACGGAAATTGATAGTATCAAAAAGATTAGTTAATCATCCTGCAAAGGATATAAATAGATAGAATTATGAAAGCAAGTGAGTTGATAGAGCATTTAAAATCTTACATTGACGCTGCAGGTGGTTGGATCATGAATTTTTCATCATTAAATTCAAGTGATATGAATTACATACAATGTGATGAATGTAAATATAGATTAGTCTGTAACGGAGAGCCACTTACTAGTGGAAGTACAGGAAGTTGCGACCATCATGTTATCAGCAATACTCCTATATTTCCAAAGATTAAAACACCACCAGATGAAAGATACGCTGACATTTGGAATTGGTAAATATTCATAAATTAAGTTTAAGGGATATGTTTATTCTAACGGAACAAGAAATACTAGATGCCATCAAGAATTGTCATGATGCAGATTTTAGGATGGCTCTTATTCGTATGTTGATACCTCCTGCGCCTATAGTTAAACATCGGCATTGTTGTCCAGAATGTAATGGAGAAGGAAACAAGACGTGCGGTATTTGTCATGGGATGGGTGTTGTATACTTAGATTGGTAAAAACATTAAATAGAAATGATATGGTAGCAATTAAAGTATCTTCCGAGAGCATTCAAGAATTATGGGAATGCCCGGACGTTTCAGAGTTAGTAAAGACTATCAGCGGAGACCGCACGAAGCAGACGTTGATAGTTAGGTTGAAAAATCGAGAGTTCTATGTCCCTGATGGATTCTATCTCGTGAAAGACGAGAATGACCAATGGAGCACACTCAGCCCATCACTGTACGAACTTATAAAAGACAAGGTTCATGGCGAGAAGTGAGGAAGATATCCGGGAATACCATAAAAGGTACTACCAGGAGCATAAGGAACATTTATTAGCAAGAATGGAAGTCTATCGTAAAGAGAACGCTGAAAGGATTGCTGCAAACAGAAGATATAACAGAAAGAGAAAGAAAGCCTTGGGCGGCTTAACGAACCCAAATATTAAATAATGAGTAGAGGAAAACATTTTAGTGCAGAAGAGATTGAGTTCATCAAGGTTAACGCTTTGGTGATGACGACAACGGAGATTGCAAAGCAGCTCAATCGTAATTATTGGGCCATCCATCGAAAGATGAAGGAAATGGGTATCAGCAAGAGCCACGTGTTTACTGCTGACGAGGATTTCATCATTCGCAGAATGTATGGCAAGTACCCGGTAAAAGCCATTGCTACCAAGATTGGAGTGGATGAGAACGCTATTTACAACCGTTGCAAGAAGCTTAAGCTAACGAAAGGAGGTGCGCAATGATTGTCATAGTTACCGCTATGGATAAGGAATACGACCTTATCAGAGAATGGCTTATGAAGTCGGATATGCAAAACACGGTGTTGTTTAAGACGGGAATAGGAAAGGTAAATGCTGCTATAGGTTTAACCGATTTTCTCTCTTCTGTCGCAAATGACGTTGTTACAAGAGTTATCTCGGTAGGATGCGCCGGTGCTGCTGTTGCAGGATTGAAACCTGGTAATGTCGTGATTGGCAATTCATACTGCTACCACGATGTATATTGCGGCGAACCGAATGCCAATGGACAAGTTCAAGGTATGCCGGCAGTCTTTCCTTCTGATTTCTCCTGGATTGATATGGATGAAAGATTCCGATTAGGAACCATAGCTACGGGAGATAAGTTTGTCACTACGAGAGAGCAGGTATTGGCGATTAAGGATTTCCTTCCTAATTCGTATAACGTATGCGCCATCGATATGGAGTCTGCCGCCCTTGCACAGGTATGCTACAAGAAAGGGATTGGATTTACGTCTATCCGAGTTATTAGTGACAACCCTCTGGAACCGAACCAGACCGAACAGTATGCAGGTTTTTGGGATAGTCTTGCCGAAAAGGCATTTAGTGTTGTTTGTAAATTATTAGAGAATGATACCAAGTTTTAAAGTTGATCATACGAAACTGAAGCCAGGTCTTTATGTTTCGAGAGTAGATAAATGGGGCATGGAGACTGCTACCACATTCGATATTCGCGTGTGCAAGCCAAACAAAGATATGATGTCACCTGCTGTCGCGCACACAATAGAGCATTTGATGGCGGACTACCTACGCAATGATATTCCTCTTAGCAATTCCGTTCTGTATTTTGGACCAATGGGATGTCTTACAGGTTTCTATCTTATCCTTAAAGGTACGTGGACTTCAAAGCTCATAAAGGAAATGATAGTAGAAGCCTTCAAGGCTTGTTCGCTATCAAAGACGATTCCAGGTGCATCGGAAGTGGAATGCGGTAATTACAAGCTCAACGACTTAAAAGGAGCAAAAGAGCTATGTGATATGTTCTCCGTATATCTATCCACAGCTGGACCGGATAAGCTCAATTATCCAGATTAATATTTATATGTAACCATAAAGTATTTAATCATTAAGTATATTTCCTTGCGATATATTTGGTGATTAAATACTTTTTTTTATAATTTTGCAGCATTACTTATTGCTATCGCTTCGTACTGGGATATTTCTTGAATTTATTGTTCAATTAAATATTTAGTTAGAATGAAAAAAAGAACGAAGCAAGTTTTAGTTATTCTGAAACCCAAATCAAAGGCGTTGGGGTTCAGTAGAGAGGAGTTAGAGGGTATTGCTGCCGATGTTGCCAATAACTTAGAACTCGATGAAGAAGCCTCAGACGAGGATGTAAACGCAGAGATTGAAAAGCAGGTCAATGCGGTTCTTCCTTATCTTAAGATTGCGCAAAAGACCGCGCAGCGTACTATCCAGAGCTTTAAGGATAGTCAAGACTTGGATGACGACGAGGTCGATGACGATGATGATGACCCTGCCGGCAACAAGAAACCAATCCGCAAACAGAAGAAAGAGAAAGAAGAGCAGGTCCCAGCATGGGCGCAGGCACTCATTACTCAGAACAAAGCCTTGCAGACCGAAATCCTCGGTTTGAAGTCAGAGCGTGAGAATGATGGCCGCCGTTCTAAGCTGAAGGCACTCCTTAAGGACAAAGGTACGTTCGGAAAGACTGTCTTGAAGAATTTCGACAAGATGAAGTTCGAGAACGAATCTGAGTTCGATGATTTCTACGATGGTGTTGTGGAGGACTTGGCAGCTATCGATCAAGAGCGTGCTAACGAAGGTCTCGGAAAGCTTGGTGCTCCTGCGGCTCAGAGAAAGCCTAAGAAGGATGAGGTTGAGGTTATCAAGGACAATGAGATTGATGAGCTTGCCGAAACAATGTAATCTTTAAATTTTAAAAGTTATGTATGGCGTAAGCAAGACAGAAACGTATGATTCAGGCAAGGAGTCTGTAATCATCAGAAATTACGTGAATGGCATCATGGGTGGTGTCGTTCTTGACTTGACAGGTTTCTCTGGAGAGTTCATCCAGTGCGGACACATTATCATTCGTGACACTACGTCTGGCGAGTACAAGCCAATGCCTGTAACAGGTGGGGCTTATGCTTCTTTGCCAGCGAGCCACGAGTATGTTGGCATCTGTATGACAACAGTTCCGGCAGATACCCCTCATGTTGGTGTTATGACGGCAGGTGAGGCTAACGATAAGGCTGTCCCTTATCCTGTCGATACAATCAAGGCAGCTTTGAAAACAGCCGTTCCTACTCTTCAGTGGGGACACGATGCAATCGGTTAAGGAGGTGATTTATGCAACAGAGTTCTTTATTTCTTAAGTATATCTTGAGTTTCTTCCCAATCCTGAAGACATTGATTGAGAAGATTAACGGTAAGCGCAAGAACGAGATGACGTATCTCCACAAGGATACATCCATTCTCCGCCGCGTTTATTCTACCGACAACAAATGGGAAGCCGACACAGTTGATACCTCTTACGTAGCTGCTGACTACGTGGCAGTGGATTCTCCTGTTCCTTTGAAGTCTCGTGACAAGATTTCAACCGCCAACGGCAAACTGCCAAAGGTCGGTATGAAGAAGTTCTTGAAGGAGTCAGATATCCTCGCTCTCAGACTCATGGAAGCACAGGGAGGTCAGACAGCAGAGATTCGCCGTAAGTTGGCTCAGGACCCGGTAGCTTGTAATGTCGGTGTTGATGAGCGTAATGAGTACGCCCTTTTGTATGGTCTTTCTAACGGCTACGTAGCTGTTCGTGACGACGATAATCCAAAGGAGTTGCTCCGTATCAAGTATCAGTACTTGCCGAAAAATCAGCTCGGCATCAACAATGTTGATACTGGTATTACCGTTGCAGACTTGAAGGAATGTATCGCGAGAGCTTCGAATGATGGAAACACCATCTTGATCTTCTGGATTGGTAAGGCTAAGTTTGACGAATTGAAGAAGGCACAGGACGCTCGCGAGCTTGTTGCCAACTATAAGGGTCAGACTTATGACTCCAACACAAAGCTGCCGGTTCCTACTTCCAGCGTATTCCAGGAAGCATTCTTGGACGAGACCGGTGTATCATTCCGCATCATCAACCGCACTGTCCGCTTGGAGCATGATGGCGTGAAGAAGAGTGTTAAGCCTTGGAACAACAATATGATTATCGGTGTCTGCTCACAGATGATTGGTGCCCTCGTTTACGGTCAGGTAGCAGAGGCAACCAACAGAGTGGCAGGTGTAACCTATCAGCAGATTGATTACAAGCTTATCTCTCAGTATTCAACAACTGATCCATTGCGTGAGACTACTGCGGTGCAGGCATACTGCTTGCCTGTCATCGAGGACGTTGACACAATCTATCAGATTGATACTAAGCTGGCTGACCCAGACGTTTCGGTTGATACCGAAAAGGAGAAAGCAGATACAGAGGACGTTAAGGTAACAATCTCTGATGTGACCTACAAGAAGCCGGAGGCTATCACAACTCTCAACGCTCTTGGTGCTACACTTCCTAGTGACGCCAGCGACAAGGAGGTTATTGATGCCTATAACGAGCTTCCTTCTGTGAAGAAGAAGGAGTTCAAGGAAAAGGCAGCTAAAGCTGAGGAGTAATCATGAAGACGGTCGGACAAGCTTTGGTGGATGAGGTACACATACCTATCCCCTATGGTTTCGTGGAAAACGCTTGCATAAAGCGTGACCTCGATATCGAATCAGAGTTCACTGGTGACGTTGCCAGAAGTGACGCCTACAAAGGAACGCTTGCCGACTGTCTGCTTTCTCTCATACAAGCCGTTAGCTTCTCCGAAGCGGACAAATCAATAGGTTCCCTCTCGGAAGACCAGCGAAAGGCTATATTAGTTCAAGTCAATCGTTTATATAACTCTATCGGCGAGGAGGAGGTTTCACTTACTCCAAAGCCGACAGTTTACATTAATTGCTGATGAGTCTATTGAGTTTTCATGCCTCAAAGCTATACCGGCAGCAGAAGGTAGCTGGCTATACAGATGATGATGGAAATTATCACCAGGGCAAGACCGAGTGGAAGTTCTGCTGCACTTGTGATGTAGTTCCTGCTGGCGAGGCCAACAAGTTAGTTACATCTGACGGTTCTATTGATTACTACTCCTACGAAGTGCATAATTTGCCCGTAGGAATTGAAAAGTTCTCTTATGGGGATTTTATCAAGCTAGAAATTTTGGGGGCTGATGAGGTAATTATCAAGGTCAAGGGATTTCATCGTTATCAACTCCAGTGTAAGATATGGGCATAAGAATGACAACCAGCGCTTCCGCTCTTGATGCCTTCCTACAAAGAGCCGCAAGGAAGATACAGGAGAATGTGCTTAAAGCATTGAGCAAGCTAGGAGACGAATCTGTGGTTAGAATCCGTAACAGGTCTGCCAAGGAAAGCTGGATAGACCATACGGGCAACCTAAGAAGCTCCATAGGCTTCGCCGTGTACGAGCAGGGAAGTAAATATATGGAATCAGCCTTTTCGCAGGTTCTCAGTGGCACAGACGGCTCTGCAAAGGGCAAGAAGATGATCAATGACCTTGCTAAGGAATATTCCAGGGTTTATGCTTTGGTTGTCGTTGCCGGAATGGAATACGCAGGAGAGGTGGAAGCCTTGGAAAGTAAGGATGTCCTCGCATCAACGAAGATATGGGCCACATCCATTGTAGAGCAGCGTGTGAAGACAGCAATAGACTCAGCAGTTAATGAAATAAACAAGTGGAAGATATGAAATCAGACGGAGCAATTAAGACAGATGTTTACCGGTACATCAATGAAAGCGGTTTTATGAACAACGTCAATGGCAAGCTGTCAAAGACGATGAGACCGCATAATTCTCATAAGGAAGATGTCGTTATCTCCATCTTGGCTAATGAGGGAACGCAGCTTCAAACGGCAATTATAAATGTAAATATATATACACAAGACCAGGATGTAGATGGGCAGTTCGAGGAGAACACTATCAGAGTTGACGAAATCTGCAAACTGGCTTGGAATCTCTTGGAAACGTTCAGAACGAGCGAGTATGCAGCCCACGCTATTGAGCAGAGGGTATATGCAACAAGCACGGGAGAACATGTAATAAATAATCAAGTTGAATATAAACTCATAAACGATTAAATTATGTCAGTAACATCATGGGGCAAATGCACTATCTACGTTCAAGAGGTAGGTAGCAAAAAGAACGAGTGGACTAAGCTCCCAACTCCAAAGGATGGCACTACTACTGTTACTCCAACGAAGGGCGATACAATGACCCAGGTTGAGGAAGGTGGCGGAATTGTTGACCGCAAGACAAAGAAGTCCACCTACGAGGCTGCATATCAGCTCTTCATCAAGAAGAACCAGTCGCAGCCATTCAAGACTATTGATGGTATCATTGAGGGTAACTATCGTTTGGCTATCCAACCGGAAGACGCCGAGCTTCCTGGCGTTTACATGGGTAACACTACTATCGGTGCAGAAGAGGCCTATACAACAGAAGAAGGTGCTTCCATCACTTATACCCACGCAGCTCTTATCCCAGAGGGTGACGTGGTGGCTAAGACTGTAAACGCAAAGGGTGAGGATGTCTATTGTGCTTACCGCTGGCGTGTCATCACTGCCACAAAGGGAACAGGTGAAAAGTATGCCTTGACTTTCAAGAAGCCGCAGGATGGCAATACCGCTCCTGCTGAAATCACGGAAACTTACGAAGAGACATAGGCATATCCTAATATCCCTTCCGCCGACTGAGGGTTATCAGCCGGCAACCTACCCAAGTAGCTCAGGGGAAGAGCGAGACCAAATAGTCCGTCGCATGAAAATCCAGGGTCTTCAAAAGCTGGTTGAAAGACGCAGGTTCGAGTCCTGCCTTGGGTGCCAACAATTTAAATTCGAGTGATATGGAAGAGTTAGGAATCATTATATCGAATACGCTCACAGATATGCCGATAGGCTTTGATACTGAGCACGCTCACGTTAACATCTACCCTACTACACTGGGCATGATGTATCTAACGTCGCAGTTGGTAGATAGCTTGGAGCTAGACAAAGAGTTACTTCAAGCAGATCCATTCTTGGAAGCATTGCGAGTTGCAAACACTAAAAGGGAGACATGCTGCAGATTGATTGCATATCACTCACTCAATACAAAGAACGAAATACTAGACTCCAAATGCGTAAGCAGGCAGACGGAGTTAATCTTCAAAGAATGTTCCAACGAGGATATAGCCACTCTTCTCATCATCATCCTTAAGGCTAACTCATACCAAACAATAGCCAAAGAGACAGGAATGGAAGAAGAAGCGAAGCGTATGGCAAAGGTCAACGCAGCGAAGAAGTCGGAGAATAGCTTTATCTTCGGAGGTAAGACAATATGGGGAACTCTCATAGATGCCGCTTGCGAAAGATACGGATGGACTTTCGATTACGTGGTATGGGGAATATCGTATAACAACCTGACTCTCATGCTCAAAGACAAGATTACTTCAATCTATCTGTCTGACGAGGAGAGGAAGAAAGCCCATATACCGGCAGCAGGGGAAGAGGTCATCGATGGCAACAACAAAGAGGCGGTCATGAAGGCGGTGATAGAGTCCGAGACCGAGATTTAACCGAAGTCTTCCTGCGCACGCACGTAAAGTTCCCATATCGAACACTCATATTTGGTGTTTCCCCGGCGATTCTTTATAACAGAGTATAAATTCAAGGAAAAATAGAACATTATGCCAAGCATTAAATTCGATACAATAGTCGAGACAGCCAAGGTCGTTTCCGGTTTTCGAGACATTCAGAACGCAGTTCATCAGACTGCCGAGAGGGTTGAGAAGGACGGAAAGTCTATTGACGATGTAATCTCGAATATACAGAACAGTATGAACATTGCCATTGGCGGTTGGAGCATTGGCAAGTTCGTCAATCAGATGATGCAGGTCCGCGGTCAGTTCCAGCAGACAGAAATGGCATTCAAGACGATGTTGCAGTCTGAAGAGAAAGCTGATGCTCTCATGAAGCAGTTGATCCGCACGGCAGCCATCACACCTTTCGGGGTTGAAGACGTTACAGAGGGAGCCAAACAGCTCCTTGCGTTCAACGTAGAAGCCGAGGATGTCAATAAGACGCTTATCGAATTGGGAGACGTTGCAGCAGGTATGGGTCTAAACCTTAAAGACCTCGTGATGCTTTACGGCACCACCATCGCCAAGGGTAAGATGGACACGATGGACTTGTACCAGTTCCTCAACCGAGGTATTCCTATCGCAGACGAGATAGCCAAGGTTATGGGTCTTGACGTTACCAACGCCATCAAGGAGGTACAGAAGCAAATCAAGGCAGGCAAGGTTACCAGCGATATCTTCATCCAGGCAATGCAGAGTATGACCGCCGAGGGTAGCAAGTTCGGTGGATTGATGGAGGCTCAGTCCAAGACTATTACAGGTCAGATAAGCAACATTGAGGATGCCATCGAGCAGATGTTCAATGACCTCGGCAAATCCCAGGAGGGTGTTATCAATACCGGATTGGGAGTCGTTTCCACCCTTGTTGAGAATTGGGAGACGGTAGGCAAGGTGCTTATGACTGTCGTTGCAGCGTATGGAGCATACAAGGCTGCGGTGATAACAATGATAGCAATATCTAAGGCACAGGTAGCTTGGGAGAGTGCGAAAGCATTCTTGTCTTTAGCGAAGTCTATCACAACCGCCAAGGATGCCATGGCTCTGTTCAATTTGGTCTCTTCTTCAAATGTTCTCGGTCTGGTTCTTGGTGCAGTAGCAGCTGGAGTCACGATGTTCAATCTTTTCGGCAATAGCGCTGAGGATGCCGCCACCAAGACTTCCAAATTTACCGAGAGTGCAAATGAAGCATCAAGCAAGGTCGAGTCGCTAATCTCCATTCTGAAGACTGCAAAGGAAGGCTCCAAGGTTTACAAGGACACCATCAAGGAGCTGTCAAACATCTATGACAACTACGGGATTGCTATTGACAAGATCAAGGAAGACGAGAGCAACCTTGTGGATGTTAAGCAGCAGGAGATAGATAAATCTAAAGAACTCGTCGAGCAAATCAAGCTGGAGGCTACAGAGCGCAACAGAGCCAATGCAATCTCCAAGGCTAATGAAGACTACAACAACCGTGTTGATAGCGCTCAGCAAGCCCTTTTGGGTAAGTTGAAGGATTATGGAACCTCTAGCAGCGGTATAGCCGTCGGCATACAGAACATCGTATCTGACTCGGTTATCAAGCAGTTTGATGACCTAACACAGAAGATGGCTGGCTTGAATGAGCACTCCAAGGAGTATCAGACCTATCTGAAGCAATACAATCAGTTAGAAGCTTCTTTGATTTCAGAATCAGAAAATCTTGCTAATGCTTTTGGGTTTACAGGAGACAAGACAAGCGATGCCAGGAAGGCATTGATTGGTTATCTCTATGAGCTTCGAGCTGCAAAGAAGCTGCATACCGAAGAGGCAGATAATATCAACAAGGCTGCAGATGCTACTGAAGATTTCGGTAATAAGGCTACCTCAACCAAGAACAGGATAAATGCTTTGCAGAAGCAACTCCAGGGTGCCGGCGAGGATGTACACGTTCTCTACAACCGTGTCAAGGAGTTCATGCAGAACTATTCCGAGAACAACATCAACTTCCACGTCAACTTCGATGCCAAGATACCATCGTGGATGCAGAATATGAATATTCCGGAGCTAGGACGCTTAGGTAAATACTTCTCTGCTTTGGCACGCGACCTTGCAAACAACAAGAAGTCTGGTGCGCTGGTCAATGGTAAATGGATGTCAACCAACGATATTGCCCAGCGAGGATGGGATTATACCAATGCGGCGAACACCAAGCAGACCAAGGCAGAAGACGATGCTAAGCAGAAGCGTCGCGAAAAGGAAGAGGCAGAAGCCAATGCCAAGAAGAACGCTGCCAAAGCAAAGAAAGCAGCCGACGATGCAAAGAAGCTAGCAGAAGACCGGAAGAAGGCCCAGGAGGAACTGAATGAGGATTTGAAGCAGCTGCAGCAGGAAAATATCGACACCGATATATCTCAGATGCAGGAAGGCACGGAGAAGAAGATTGCTGAAATCAAGAACGACTATGCCAAGCGCAAAGCCGAGATTGACAAGCAGGAAGCAGAGTTCAAGAAGAAAAACAAGGAAGCTGGCAAGAAAGTAACCCTTACCTCTGCTCAGTCCAATGCCCTCAATAAGGCAAGAGACCTCGCTACCCAAGAGTATAACAAGAAGCTTGATGAGGTCAACAGGGAAGCACTCACCTCTATGCGCGACTACTTGAAGGAGTATGGTTCTCTCTATCAGCAGAAGCAAGCCATTGCTGAGGAGTACGAGGAGAAGATAGCCAAGGCTCAGACGCAGGGCGAAAAGCTCTCTCTTCAGCAGCAGAGAAAGAAGGACCTCCAAACCATCGAGATAAATGCCATCAGACAAAACATCGATTGGGGAAGCGTCTTCGGAGACTTCGGTGCTATGTTCAAGGACCAACTGGAGCCTACCATTGAGAAGCTGCAAGAACTCTCCAAGAGCACAACAGATGTTAATGAGCAGAAGACCATACAGGAACTTATCTCCAAGTTACAAGGCTCTGCCACCATCTGGAATAGTGACATCTTTAAGAAGGTTTCGGACGACATCAACTCCTATCAGTCAGCCATGCAGGGCTATATTGATGCACAGGAGCGAGAGATTGAAGCCACGAAAGCTGTCACCAAGGCGCAGGAAGACCTTGCCAAGGCTAAGAAGAGCGGTGACAAGACAAGTATCAGCAAGGCTGAAGCCAACCTCTCTAGAGCGCAGGGCGTTCTCGCTACCGCATCTAACAACGTTTTGGAGTTTGGCTCATCAGTTCAGAAGGCATCATCAGACTTGCAGACATCTGCACAGAAGGCAGTTTCTCAGTTCCAGCAGCTAGAAAATGGTTTGCAGGGTCTTACATCGGGGTCACTCAAAGGCATAGGAAACTCTATCCTAGGGCTTGACAAGCTTTTCGGTGGCTCTATGCAGAAGGACGTTGCCAACACTCTAGCAAAGGGCATCCAAGGGTTGCTCGGTAAAGATAGTGACGCAGCCAAATCTCTGACGAAAGCTTTAGGGGATAGCGGTATGGCAGGTGAAATAATTTCCGCAATACTCGGCATCCTCGATATTCTGAAAGATGGCTTCGGAACACTCATCAGCAACCTCATGGACACGGTCTTTGGCGCAGTAACGGGCATCCTTGATGATGCTTTATCGGGTGACATCGTTATGAAGCCATTGAAGAGTATCGGGAACAACGTTTCTCATATCCTCAACACGCTTTCATTCGGTGGCTTTAATAGTCTGTTCGGTGGAGATGGAAATGCAAAGAAGGTCAATGACACCATCGAAAGACTGACGGACAGAAATACCCTCTTGCAGCAATCCATCGAGGATTTGACTGATGCAATGGAAAACTCCTTTGGCTCCAAGGCAACCTCATACTACGAGCAAGCCTATAAGAATCAGCAGGAGACCAATCAGAACTACCTCGACATCGCAAAGGCGCAGGCAAGCTATCACGGTTCTCACCACTCATGGAACGCTTATTGGGGTGGCTTCGGTAGTGACGAGATGGATTGGATCAAGAAGAACGTCAAGTCAGATTTCAATGGCGACCTCTTTTCCCTCAGCCCAGAGGAAATGAAGCTCCTCCGTGGCAACGTTGCCATTTGGGAGCATATCGAGAACACTGGAAAGGGTAACTATGGTGGGCGTCTGACGGAGAAGTTGAATGACTACATAGACCAAGCGGGCAAGCTGGATGAGTTATCAGACAAGCTGAAGGAAAGCCTTACGCAGATTTCCTTTGACAGCATGAAGGATAGCTTCGTGTCAGACCTTATGGATATGAGCAAGTCAGCGCAGGACTTTGCAGACGATTTCTCTGAAATGATGCAAAAGGCTCTTCTCTCCTACTCTATGGAAGACCTCATCAACGGCGACTTGAAGAAGCTCTATGATGATTGGGCGAAGGCTATCAAGGACAACGATGGCAAGCTTACCGAAACAGACATAGAAGCATTCAACAAGCGTTACGATGATATTGTCCAGGAAGGATTGAAGAGACGTGACGAGTGGGCAAAGGTGACAGGCTACACTGGTTCTTCATCCTCATCACAGACCGCAACAAGCGGAGGATGGGCATCTATGGGGCAAGATACCGCAGACGAGCTGAATGGTCGCTTCACCGCCCTGCAGATTGCAGGAGAGTCCATCGCTCAGAACATGACTACCACCATATCACAGATGGAGAGCATCGTTACCCTCGGAATCTCAACAAATGGTGCAGTATTGGAGATTAGAAATATGATGATTATGACAAACAGCTACCTCGAAGACATCGTGAAGTATTCAAAGCTCACCTATAATGACTTCGGAACAAAGCTGGATGATATGAACAGAAGATTAAAGGATATTTGACCTCTATAGGCTTTTCGCTTGTCAACCCTTACAACTATACTCAACAATAGCAAAAGCGGCTCACAGCGAAGCCTATGAGGTTATTTAATGATTAAATAGTTATGCTTAATGGACAACTTTACATCAATGGCAAGGATGCCTACCTTACGTGGGGCATCTTCCTAGACGAAACCGCCCTCAGTACGCTCATGACCCCTGCACCAAACAAGGAGTTCATCAGCAACAAGTATCGCTCAAAGGACGGAAAGTCGGTTATCAAGCACAATCCTAGATTGGATGAGAGGGAGATAACGCTGCCGTTCAATATGACCGCCAAGGACTCAGATACGTTCATGACGAACTATGCTAGGTTCTGCGAGGAGGTTCTTGCTAAGGGAGAGTTGGTTATCCGCACCCGATTTCAGCCTAATGTGTGGTATCGGTGCATCTATCTCTCCTGCACTCAATTCAGTCAGTTCATTCGGGAAATGGCAAAGTTCAGCCTAAAGCTCAACGAGCCAGACCCTAGTGACAGAGGTGAAACAAGTAAATATACAAGCTAATGATTCAGATTAAGAGAAATAACAAGGTATTCTTCACACTAGAGGACTTCGGTGAGGGTTCTAAGCTGTCATATCAGCTTATGGACCACCACTACATCATCTTGAAGTTCACTACGGCTACTCCTATCTATTTCGAGATTGGGGACTCCGTAGAGATTCCCGACTTCGGCTACTTCGAGCTTACATCATCATACTTCCCTAAGCACAATGATAGTGATGGCTACGACTACGAAATGCAGATGGATGCCTACTATATGTCTTGGAAGAATAAGCTTTGCAAGTATCGCCCTCAGCACGGAGCAAACGAGACCTCCTTCAAGCTTACCACAACGGTAGGCGTACACATGAACGTTATACTCGGCAACCTAAAGGCACTAGGTCTTACGTACAATGGCAAGGATTTCTCCGTTGACTACACTACGTACAACAACAAGGCTTTCGATGTTCAGAAGAGATTCTTGATCGAGTACGGCTCCATCAGTATTCTTGATGCTCTCAACGCCATCTGTTCCGAAGACGCACTCAACTGCGAGTGGTGGATAGATGGCTCTATTATATACCTTGGATATTGCGAAATGGAAGGGCAGACAACATTCGAACAGGATGTTAATGTTCTGTCTATGTCCTATTCGGAATCTAAGTCAACTTATATTACGAGACTGTACGCATTCGGCTCAGACAGAAATATTCCGAAGGGATATTTCACTGGTGCCGATGCGGACGTCACCACCGATGGTGTTGCTACTGATTACCTCATGCTTCCTAACAAGGAAGTAGATAGTGATGGTTTCTACGCCAAGGATGGCTACCTGGAGAACGTGAATGTCGTGAAGAACGACAAGCAGGCTATCGAGGGTGTCGTGATGTTTGAGGAAGAATACCCAAAGGTTGAGAGTGTTGTCAGCAGTATCAAGACCTATGATAGCACCGTTGATAACGAAGACGGGACGAAGACCACACAGACGTTTTGGCAGGTCACGGCTACGGATTCGTTCGCTACAAACTTTGAAGCTAGCTGGATAAAGAGTAATCTCACTCTAGGCATCAAGTTCACTAGCGGTGCTCTTATGGGTATGGAGTTTGAAGTCAGTTTCAAGGTTATTGACAAGGCTAACTACTTCGAGATTGTAGCTAATGACACATACGGAAGAACACTCCCAGATGGCGTTATGTGCCCGAAGGTAGGTGATAAGTTCTTCCTCTACAACTGGGACGCAACCAAAATTACAGATACGGACCTCATCCCTGCAGCTCAGTTGTCTCTGTTCGATAGAGCGAAGCAGTACTATCAGAAGACAATGATCAGCAACTCAAACTTCACCTGCACGATGGATGGCGATAAGTTCTACAATGATGGAACATACAATTACCATCCTCTCGGTGAACAGGTAAAGCTGATTAATGATATGTTTGCGCAGGTGGACGCGGATGGCAAGCACTACCGAAACTCTCGTATCATCGGAATGGAGATACCTTTGGATATCCCTTACGACCATCCTCAGTACATAGTAGGCGAAAAGGCAGCTACTAGCCGGTTGGGTAAGTTGGAAGACAAGGTTGATTCCATCAAGGTGAATGGAATGCAGATAGGCGGCACAGGAAGCGGTAATGGTGGAGGTGTCTATGTAATTGGCATGAACGATACCACTCCTGCATCCGATAGTAACGTTTATTCTGCTAGACGTTCTAGGATGGAGTTTGTATCTAGGCTGCAGGATAACACCGCAAAGGGCACAATCACTTGGGAAAAGGTGCAGAAGTTCTTTAGTGGATTGATTGTCGGTAACTCCAACAATGAGAACGGAGGCTCATGGATTCCCGATGCAGAAGGTCGTTCGCACCTCATCACAGATTACTTGGAGGTAAGAATGAAGGCTATCTTTGAAGAGTTGGTCATCAATAAAACATCCACCATCGGTGGTAAGGAGATAATCTCTCCTGCTGGCGGTGTGGTGGCTCATAAGGTAGAAGAGGTTACTGTGACATATAATAATGTGTCACAGAAGGCTTATCGTTGCTATTTCTTAGCAGAGCAGGAAGGCGATGCCGTGGATAATGATTTCGCTATTGGCGACCAAGTGCGTTCGGAATCATTCAACGTGAAGGCAGGAACCTATCATAAGGCAGGCAATCACTTTTACTGGAGATTAGCTATTGGACGTGATGAGGAACCAGTAGAGCTGGATGGTAAGAAATATCACTACATCGACCTCTCCGATACCGATTGCGCTACGGCAAGCGACGTACCTGCTAAAGGTGATGTGCTCAACCAGTGCGGTAACAGAACCGATGTAGAACGTCAGAACAGCCTTATCTTCTCGGCGGTAGATACCTATTCGCCATCCATCAGCCTCTATCACGGCATCAACAGCTATTCCTTTGCCAATAGGGAGTACGTGGAATATGGTGTGAATAAGCAGAATAACAAGGCATTCTTCAACGTCTATGGTGATATGTATGTAGGCGATAGACCTACAAAGGAGAATGGCTATGAGGGCAGCTCTTATATCAGATATGATAGCAGCACTAAGCAAATGTCTGTTAAGGCTAAGATTTCCGCTAAATCCACTGTGGATGGCAAGGAATTGTCTCAGTATATTAAGGAGAACTCAGCAAAGGGCTTGACCGAGGAGCAGGTAAACAATCTCATCAAGAACTCGCAGGTCATTGCCGACTTGCAGAATCAGGTGGATGGTGCTATCGAAACGTGGTTCTATGATGGTGTTCCTACCTTGAAGAATGCCCCAGCCATCAGTTGGAAGACCGATAAGGATAAAGAAATCCATCTTGGCGACCTTTACTACGACAACAAGACGGGCAAGGCATACCGCTTTGCCAAGGATAGCAACACCTATAAGTGGACTATCATTACAGATACCGACATCGCCAAAGCCCTTTCCGATGCAAGAATGGCACAGGAGACCGCAAACGGGAAGATGAAGGTGTTCAGCGTTCAGCCTACGACACCTTATCAGGTTGGCGATATATGGGTCAATGCCACTTATCCTTCTGACGGCAGTACCTACAAGAATGAGGTATTGCGCTGTCAGACCAACAAAGCGGCTGGTTCTCAGTTCGCCATCGGTGATTGGATTAAAGCATCTAAATACACCGATGATACAGTTGCCAACGCAGCCAAAAAGGCAGCAGAAGATGCTCAGAAGGCGGCACAAACCGCACAGACGGACATTAAGAACCTCGGAAAGACGGTCACTGATAATAAGAAGGAATTCGATAATTATGTTACCGATGGCTACCTAGAGCCTTCCGAGATTGCGGCAATGGCGCAGGATTCTAAGCGACTTGAGGATGATTTTGCGGCTGCACAGAAGTCGTATAATGAGGTGAAGGATGCAGAGGTACTGAAGGACACCAAGGAACTCACTGACCTCAACACCGCTTTTGCTACCCTCACGAGTGCCAAAACGGAACTCATCAAGTTTCTTTCAGATATATCTAAAAGATACAATGAGACTGATACCGACGGCAAGGCTACCATAGTCTCTGCCGTGGGAACGAAGTTCACCAACTTTCAGTCCGCATACAGCGCATTCTATGACAAACTTGGCTTGGCAAACGCCTATATCACTAGCAAGATATATGGTGACTTGAAGCAGAATATCACAGACCTCGCAGGTTACAAGTATCTCAAGGATGCGCTCGGTCAGACTACAGATATTGACGGTGGTCTTGTAATGACAACGCTCCTTGCGCTGAGAGACGGAGACGGAAACGTTCAGAGCGGTATCAACGGAGCAATAGACCCAAATAGAGGAAAGAAGAGTATCGCAACATGGTGGGGCGGTCAGATGGTGGATAAGGACTATAATAGCGGAAATCTTACCCCTGCAACCTCCCTCATCCGCTTCGATGGCTCTGGCTATCTTGCCAATGGTGCTATCTGGTGGGACGTGAGCGGAAAGGTTCACGCAGACCCTACATCGTTTATCATCAGCGAAAAGAATCTTGGCGCATACCTCACCTTCTTCGAGCCGACTTGGAAGGAAGGAAGTGCAGGAACGAGCGTTGCTGACCTTGTGTCTTTGAAGCCAAACGCTCCATTCTCTAAACTTGGCGTATCGGGCGATGCTACATTCGAAGGCGCAATCTCCTTCCATGGCATTAAGCTCACGTATGATTCCAAAAACAAGGCTATCAAAATTGATGGCAATCTCTATACCACAGGTGGTATCACGGCATACGGAGCAGGAGCATCTACCACGGGTGGTGGCGGCTTGATTGCATGCGTAATCAGCTATGCGAGAATCTTAGAAGGAAGCTATACGGATGCAGACTTGACTAGTATTCCGAATGCCTATGCTATAAAGGCTCTCAGCAGCCGAATTGACAATATAGCATCAGAGCTTGGCGGTCTGAGCCTTTCTTGGAATAACATCACGGGTAAGCCATCAACATTCACACCTAGTGCGCATACCCATAAGTGGACAGAAATCACTGACCGCATCACGAAGGTAAGCCAGCTTACCAATGATAAAGGGTATCTGACTGCTCATCAGTCTCTCGCAAGCTATTATACCAAAGCGGAGATTGATGCAAAGGGCTATACCACAAACAAGGGTACTGTTACATCTGTAGCACTTACTCTTCCTACTGGTTTGACTTGTGCAACAAAGACTATCACAACAAGCGGTACGTTTGCCATTAGTCTTGCCTCGGGTTACTCTATTCCTACTACTGCAAAGCAGACAGCTTGGGATGGTGCGGTATCAGCAAAGCATACTCATAGCAATAAGTCTGTGTTGGACGGCATTTCATCCGTAAAAGTAACTCATTGGGATAGTGCCTATGACTGGTACGCCCTTATGACTACTGACGAGGAGACTGCGGATGGCATTATCAATAAGTGGAACGAGGTGGTGAGCTTCCTCTCTAATATTGCGCAGACAGACACTTTAAGTGGTATCGTTGATGGAATCAATAAGTCTATATCTGACGAGGTAACAAGAGCGAAAAAGGCAGAAGGGGTGAACGCTTCGGGCATATCCACCAACAAGACGAGTATCACCACCTTGCAAGGCTACTTCACAAACGGTTCAGCGAAGAAGGCTCTCCAGCTTACTAATGCTCGCAAATTGTGGGGAAATTCGTTCAATGGCACAGAAGATATTGGTGGTACTATACTTCCATCTGCTACACATAGGTATAATCTTGGTAGTACAACATATATGTTTGAGAGAACATATACTAGATATATAGAAACAGATAATGGATATGACCTTAGAGTTATTTGTGCAGGTAATGAGCTAATAAGATTAGGTTCTGGTGACAATGTAGTATATTTTAATAGTCAAGGCTTAAGTATAAAGAATGATGTCAGTAGTGGTTGTTCTATGTCAATATCAGAGATTAGAGATAGTGAATTAAATTACGGTCAAATTAATGTTATAGATACTAATGGGGCAAGACCTAAAGGTCGTCATTTAGTGTTACAATATGAGCAAGGAAATGTAGGTATAGGAGTAAAATACCCTTCAGAGAAACTTGAAGTTAACGGAAATGTGTTAGTTAATGTTTCTGATACTTCTAGCGATAGAGGTCTTAAAATTAAAGCTAATAGTAGAGATTTATTGTTTGGTGTTGGAAGTTCAACAAAAATAGGAGTATATAGTTATAGTGGTAGTAAATGGCTATTTTATACGGATACTTCTACATTTTATACTAGTGGTGGCATTCTTGCTACTGGTGGCGTTACTGCCTACTCATCCTCAGACATCCGCTTGAAGCAGGATTTGCGGAAGCTGGACTACTTGGGCATCATCAAGGCGATGGGTGGCACGTTCGGCTTTGCTTGGAAGAAGGACAACACAAGGTCTATCGGCTGGATTGCCCAGCACGTCTTGTGTAACCCTCACTTAAAGGACATCGTGGAGACTGACGAGAAGGGCTACTACAAGATTAACTACTGGTCTCCGAAGTTGATTGCAACGGCATTCGGTGCTATCGAGCAGGTGGGCGATGAGGTCAGCAGGTTGAAGGCTCGGGTGATCTTCCTCGAATCAGAGGTTCAGCGATTGAGTGGAGATAAGGAAGACTGCAACAAGAAGAGATTAGATAACAAGAATATTAATTCATTAAATTAGATTAGAAAATGGAGAATTTAAAGATTAACAAGAAAAGTGAACAGACAACCGCCACTTATACCAAGGGCGGCTATCGAGTAGAAATCACCTACAATGTTGACAAGACGGGCGGCAACATTGAGAGCATCAATATGAGTATCTATGGTGACCCAAATGGTAATTATCTCGGCAATGCGAACGCAAGCTCCAACGGCAGCGAGCTGACCTACAACATCAGCGGTGTTCCTCAGAGCAAGCTCAGTGAGGTATCAGCATTGATTAAGGAGGTTAATTCCGCTATCGCCGCTAATATGGCAAGCGAGGCAGCAGAGTAAGTATCGTGAGTATTAACGCAGGGTGGCTCTTATAGAGCTGCCTTGCCTAGTGTTCAATGTAACAGTAGAGCGAGTTGTTACTAAAGAAGTTGTAACAGAATAAGGAACTGAAGTTGAATATTTAAAAAATAAAGATTATGTCTTACAATAGTGAAACTGGAATTATTAGTGCTCCTGTTAGCATTGATGATGTTAAACGAGCTCTTGGAGAGAGTAGCAATGACCTTGCTACTCTTTGTAAGAGTGAAAATATAAATATATGGAGTAAGTATAAACCTATTAGTTGTAAAGGTGAATTTAAAGAATATCCTATTAGAGAAGACTCTGATGAAATAGTAACATCTTCAT